TCACTGTTGCGCTGTCGTAGGCTTTCACTGTTGCGCTGTCGTAGGCTTCCACTGTTGCGCTGCCGTAGGCTTCCACTGTTGCGCTGCCGCAGGCAAAAGATGTCATTGTTACCTCATGGTATTTTTGTGTATAGATACCAGCTTCCGCAAGATCTTCTTCAGCAAAATTGTCTTCTAAATATCTTGCATCTACTATTCTTGCTGTTCGTAATACCCAAGACCAGTTATCAGTAATAGCCTTAAGTATATCAGCTTTGCTTTGACTCCTTAATCCCATCGCATAACCTATTTGACAGGCTCCTGCTTTCTTGGCGCGCAGTAATAGTTCTTCCTTTATTTCTTCAAATGTTTTCTGTTTCATGATATTGTTTATTTTTCGTTATTTTGATATTGCGATAATTTTTTGTTCAAAGATCGGGCATCCTCTTCTGTCCAACAGGTGTATTCCATGAAGCCTGTAGCATGGCTTTTCGGGAATCGAATCGTATTTACGGTATATGGCACAACGGCGGCAGATGCGATGTATATTGTATTTACCTTTTACACCGTAACATACCACAGGATAACCGTCAGCAGTTTTCATGTTCCGCCTTTTTCCTTCGTTTCAGCTTTCTGATGAAAGCCTTGACCTTGTTCCTAACCATCTCTGTTATTTTGTCCGCATCCTCGGCAAAGGCACACTGGTAAACCATATCCGTGCTTTTTGACATGAAGTCCACCTGAGCTTTGGCGGCTTTCCCGCATTCGGAAACCTTGTCAAACATCTCTATACGGTAATCAGGATGATATTTTTTTAAAATCTCGTTACAGTCCATCGTAAAGGTCTCAACCATATCGCACAGCATGATGATACTGTTGGTAAGGACGTTTATCTCTTCCCTGTCCTCTTCCGACATTTCACGCATGAAATTATCCATGGATTCCGACATCCCCTCATATTCAGAAAGGTATTGGTTTATGACACGTGTTTCTATACTGTCCATTATCTGTTTGATTTTCATTGCCTCCATATAGCAGTGTGACCTGAGAAAGGAAGCGTGCCTTTCCCTCAGCCTCAGCATCTGCCTGTCCTCATTGATCATCTTTTTCATCCGTTCCACCACATCCGCGGAGAGGTCGTTTACGGTCAGCTTATTTCTCATGGATTGCCCCCTTTCTTGTTGTTTGTATTCTTGTTCCCGTCCTCTTTCTTCGCTCTGTCAATCCATCTTTGGAACTTGGCAGCTACAAGAGGACAGTGTATGCGCAGGTTCCTGTCGCGTTCCGCTTCCCATTCACGTATCTTTATAAGCGTTTCGGTATTCATTGAAATAATGTTTTTTGAATTCTTGATAAAATGTACTTGTTAGCATCATTGTAGAAATTCCTGTCGATCTCAAAACCGTATGCCTTTCTTCCACATTGCGCAGCAGCCAAAAGCGTACTCCCACTTCCAGCTACAGGGTCTATAACTACATCACCCTTATCGGTGAAGATTTCAATCAGTCTACGAAGTAAGGGAATAGGTTTCTGTGTTGGATGTACTTTAGGATTATCATCATCTCTAACCCAGTCGAAGCAGTTGAATATCATCCTTCCATCATTATTGAATTTCGGTAGTTTATCTCTATATAACAACAAACCGTATTCACAATTACCAACAATCTTCATATTGGCTTTTAATACTTGTGCGGAAAAGTTCTTACGGAATACCAACGGAATGTATTTCATTAGCCCGTACTTCTTACCAAGTTCTATGAACATGAACTGCTGTTCGTATTCGCAGAATATTATCATGCAAGGGGATTTACCGGGTTTCTTCGGTTCTTTTACCATCATATCACTGCAAAAATGCATAAACTCGGCAGGACGAAATTCATTTTCTGAATTAAAAAACTTTTTCCCAGCAAGATCGCTCTCTCCGTTTTTATTATCCCCATTTTTATACCATGAAGGATTGCTTGCATAAGCATTAGTACCCAAATTATAAGGCACATCCGCTATAATCAATTGTGCTTTAGGTAATTGATAGCTACGAAAATTTTGAAATGAATCTCTATAGAGTTCAATATCTTTCATAATTACTTCTTTAAAAAATTATTGCATATTTGCCCATATCTGTCACAAGCACACACTCTATGCCCTTTAGCCTTACAATACGCAGAATTATCCCCGAAGTCCGAGGCATTCTTGCAATTCCGGCATTTTACATATACGGATTCCGGTTTGACTTTCTTTGCCATACTGTCAGTATTTTCACGGCTTCCTCGTCCCCGGATTCCGCCCGACGTTTCAATTCGTTGTACAAAGTCAAAGAAGAATATCCTTCAGGTGGAATAAATTTTCTGTTCTCTATTTCATCCTGCACCCTTTTTCGGTTTATCGCGTCCAGCTCATAATTCCTTTCGGAATTGAACTCCTTGAAGAAAGCATTGCCTATTCTTCTGGCATCGAAAGACGCGAATGAATTGTCATACTTCCCGGCCTTGTAGCGTGCGAAAAACAGCATCAGTTCGGAAAGCTTGTAAGCCTTGACCTGTGAGGCAAAGGATTGGCAAAAGATTCTTATCCCGTCGGCAACGCCCTTTTCCTTGCTGTTGGAAGCCCCGAATATGCCGGACACCTGTATGTCGATCCAGTATTCGGAAGAGCCACATCCGTAAAGCGCATCATACTGCATCAGTGAAGGGCAATCTGCCATATAAGCCCTTTCCGGGTTTTGAAGGGCATATCCCCACTGGACCGGTGAAAATACTCTTTCAACCTCAGAACGGTCTTTCCATTTGGTCAGCCAAGCCTTCTTCGAGGTCTCGCTTATGTTGTTGTAGCAAGCTAAGAGCGTAGGCGTTAGCTTCCTGTTTGTCTGTATAATTGCGCCTATTGTTGTTTCCATTGTTCCGTTGTTTTTCAAGTTCAATTTTCAGCCATCGGGCAAAATGCGATTTTGCATCTTGGGGTGATTTAACAGTTTCTCCCTCGTTTTGGAGCTTCATAAAGAACTTCTCCAAATAATCATAAAAATCAGGAGGCGCGAAATCCTTATACCCACATAAACGAGTATTCATGCAGACAGCTTCCATCCATGAACTATTCGACTTCAATTCTTCATAGCACTCATCCAACCCTCTTTCAAAAATCCCAGTCGGAATTTCTTCATACGCGCGCGGGGGAGAGAGATAATTATCTTTGTCTTTATCTTTGTCTAATGCGCGTACATTATACTGTAAGGGCTTAGGTACTACTTTAGGTTCATGGTTAGGTATAAGGTTAGGTATAAGGTTAGGTTCAACTTTAGGTGTCAAATTTTGATAGCTAATCTGATATCTTGTTTTATCCCGTTGTCCTTTTCCGCCTGATTTGAATGTGATAAGACCCGCCTGAACTAATCTGTTACGTGCTGATTTCATTGAGTTGACCGACACTCCCACGTCAGATGATACCTTTGTATCACTACGCGTCCAGCTATCCACCCAGCCTAAACGATTCGCTGTTTTTAGCAAGTAAAAATAAAGCCTCGTTTCACAGCAGGTAAATTCCCAGTCTTCGTCAAGAGACCAAAACCTATTTATCAGCTCTATATAAGTCATATATCTTTCAAATAATTATCCACCACTTTAATAAACTCGTCTAATGACCGGACAACAACGTACTTCGCCCCAATACTCTCAAATTCCTTTTGATAAGCTTTCTGATTCTCTGACTGTCTGCCTGTCTTTGCTTTTAATTCAATACCACAAAAGGGATAGAATCTATTTGGTATAAGCAGTATCAAATCAGGGAAGCCAGCACGAACACCCATCTGCTTGAACTTGGAAGCTTCAATAGCATTACGCTTTCCTCCATTGGGAGAATGATGGAGCCTTTTCGTCCATTTAGGGTATTTAAAATCCCAATATTGAATAATAGCCTTTTGAAGCTGATCTTCTAAATGTCTCATTCTCTCTTTTTAATAAAAAGCCCCGAAGCGTATTCTCCGGGGCACAACCATTATTTATTACCCATGCCATTTATGTGTGGCTCACATTTATGAGGGATAAGCAGGAGTCGAACCTACACAAGTATCGTCTGATTTCTCGCTTTCGTCCGTAGATTGGCTATCCTACGATCTTTAAACTACTCAACAAATGTATTACTCTCAGCTACGGTCTTGATGACTTCCATTTCTATGTACACTTGAAATTTCCATTCATTTAGTCTTAGCACCCTATGACCATTTTATCCCATGTTTGCCCACCCTATCTTCACAGACCGGGAAGGCATAAAGTTTATAAAAAAAATGAATCTAAAATTATCCTAACCATCCGACTCTTCGTCCGGCATATCATTACCGAAATCCATCGGAATGAACCAATCTGAAATAAACTCTTCCATATCAGTCAATTTTTAAGCATTAGGGAACTCTGGTTTAACATCTGGATTTGCTTCATAAGGATAAACATCCATAATAGCAGTTTCCGCTACCGAAGCAATCACGTAGTCTGCCATTGTGCCTTTCATTCCTTCATCCAGTTTTTTGACTGCATCTCTCAAGTCGGCTGCTTGAACAAGAATGTTTGTGGATGTTTTCTTTTCCGCACCAGTTTTTTCATCCAATGTGATAAAGTATAACTTGCATTTAAAATACCTGTCAGCCGATTCTTCATCTGAGAAAAATATCTCATAATAGTTAGCACGTTTTATGTCAGAAACAGTAAACTCACCGCTGATAAACGGTGTCATTTCCTCAATACATCTTCCTTCGCTTTCTGTAAAAGATAAAGAATCAAATAAATAGGGTTCCGTTACTTTCTTGTTCATGCCGTTTCCCATTACTTTCTCGTATCGAATCTTTACTTCAAACCATGTGTGCATCATAATCATTCCTCCTTTGTCTTATTACGTTCCTTAATCATTGCATCAGCTATCTGATAAGCTGCTTTAGCCTGTCCTTCATGATTGTAGTTTATAACACTTTCTTCTTCGGATGGGAAAAACAATGTTACAACTCTGTTCCATAAAGTTCTCCTGCGTTTTGCTGTCATCATTATGCACTTCATTGCTTCAAGCGCAATATGATCGCGCGAAATATTCGATTCCATAATTTTATTGCTTTAATTGATTAATAACTTGTCTTTTGATTTTCTTGTACAGCTTCCCGACAAAACGTCCATGCTTCTCTGTTCCGTCATCGGGCAAATCATTTTTATAAACATGAAGAAGTAACTGAATGAGAAGCACTTCTTGTTTTGTCAAAGTAAGTTTCATGATAATAACCTAAAGGAGCGATTCTATATCGCAAAGTTCAGCATATATCAACATCAGCCATACTATTATTTGTAACAGGATAGCCATATAATTATCACTGTCATTCTTATAAAACAATATCAAGAAAGATATTGCCATAATGATAAAGGCACTAATTCGTATAATCATTGTTTCAGATATGAAATTTGTTTTGTTCGACCTCTATCTCCATCAACTGAATCAAACGTTCTTCTTCTGGAGATGGGATATATATACCACATTGGGCACTCGAAAAATTCCGAAACCGCTCAATAGTTAGGCTCATCTCCGCGTTGTCAAGATCAGAAGAACTTCGTAGATACTTTATCCGACCCAAAAACTTGTCTTCTCTCTCACGGACGAAAGTGTCTTTGTTGCAGAGAATCTTATAATAGTTCCGCTTTACATATTCCATCGTTTCACCGATTTGGCAACCGAAATAAGCAAGGCAGACATGAAGGTATTTGTTCTGATTTAAAGATCTTTGGGGTTTCTTTTCCGTCAATTCAAACACCTTCTGTTCCTTTATCAACTTCTCCAGCTTCGCTCTTGCCTGCTGGACGTGGAGAGGATTAGAGCCATCGTACTTCATCAGAATGGCAAATCTAAATCATCATCCGACACGCTTGGTGCATTATTTATATCCTCTGGGGTGGGTGATGTATTCTGAGGTACAAACTCTTTGAAATCTCCAAAAATATATTGCTTTCCTTCTACCCGTTCCTCTCTTTTAGGAGAACAAGTGATGAAATGCGTATGCCCGAACTGGGATTTCTCTTTGCGTTCGATAACAGCCACATTCACATAGATTCTTTCAACTCCATCTTTACACTTAATTTTCTTCATCTGCTCACGAGGTATATCAGAGAGACAGATAGAACCACTTAAAATTGCCATAATTATATTGTTTTTAATGTTACACTTCCAACTACTGGAATCTCTTTTAAATATTTCTTATACAAATCAGGATAATCTTTCTCAAACGCCTTCTTGTCGAAATCCTTTCTGATAGTGTCCTTTTTGCGAGTAAATGATATGATATCACCTTTCCAACTATATTCACCGGCTTCTACCATAGCCATCATTACGCCATCAGTTATTTCTTTCTTTTTATCGGACCAATATTTTGCCTGTGATGCAATTTCCTGTATTGTCCTCTCCATCTTTCGGTACTCGTCAGGAAGAGTAACAGGGGATATGGAATAGGGATTCACAAACTGTCCGCCTTCCGAATCACATTTCAACAGATTCATTACAACTTCTGATGGTATTCTCTCGACTTCTACTATTTCATGGTTTTTACCTCTCAACCATATACCTATAAGCCTTACCGCATTGCATCCCGGATTCTGCAACTCAAAAAAGTATGCATATATACTCAACTGCCATCTTACGGATTCCTTGTCAAGCACGTAAGTGGTTTTTATATCGCCCAAAGTAAAATCAGTTTCATTTTCGCGATAAACCTTGTCGATACAGCTTGCATAGTGCTCATTGTCAGATACAAGATATTCGGAACATTCGTACCTCAATCCCCAATCATCTTTCAGTTCCTTGTATCCTTGTGCTTCATCGCTGTCATGAGTTATCCCCATATCATCGACAAGTTCGCAGATACTATGGATCATAGTACCTCTTTCAGCCGCTTTCCTTAACACGTCTTCGGGAACATCACGGTATTTATCGGGGAAAAGCTGTCTGCCTATCACGGAAGTAATACCACTTAGTTCCTTATCCCCTAGCATATAAGTATGTTCATCGGGATTGAAAACGACTTGTGATTTGATTAGTTTCATTTCAGTTCTCCTTTCCTTCTTGTCACCGCTTCAACAAAACGTTTGTCACTCTGTAATTCCCTATAATTTCCCCATACTACCTGTAATGTCTCTATTGACAGGCTTGATCTTACTTCCTGCAATGCCATCGCAAGGAAATCCGTTTCTTCAGATGTCGTACTATCAGGGTCCTTTTGCTCTTCTGTAGGAATCAGGAACAATTGAAGCAAAGAATATTTCAACGCTATGCTCATTGCTTTATTCATTCCTTTATCGCCTGCGTCCATTGCTTCACCCACATTTACAGTTTCCACAAAGCTGCCATCAGTGGTCATATACCTAAACTTTATCGTAGCCCTTGTAAATGTGTTCGTACCGCCGGATTTCGTTATCCTGTTCTCCGTTGTGAAGTTCTGCACTTCCTGTAGTATGAACACCTCATTTTTTGAGAATAATTCATGAAGTTCGTTCATTACGTTGTCAATCCCACGGAATTTGAATCCCTGTTGCTGGCTCTTCTCCGATTTGGTGATAGCCTTTGTCTCTTTGAGAATATTGGCTATCTTGCTGTATATTAACTGTTCACTCATTATAAAATTATTATTTACCAACACAAAAAAGGCAGGTCCGCAGTCCTTACAAAGTTCCGCTTCCTGCCATGATATCTTTCCACTTCTTCAAGTTCGTTTTCTAGAGAATCGATTTCTTCATTAAGCAAGGATATATACTTGCCCTTACATTCAGCATTGAATGTGAGCCTTACCGATTCCTCACTCATTGACTGGACTATATCAAGCTCTGAATAAAGCTTTTCCAATTCATCGCTTATCTGGCTTATAGTTCTCATACCTTTTCAAGAAATTGGATCGGCAATGAGCATACACCTTTCATATTAGGATATTTGACATCAGCATATCCGTTAGCGATATAAACTATTGTACCTGTCAACGTATCACCTATCTCACGTACTTTATCACCTTTCTTCATAACCATTTTATTTTAAGTTCAACTTTAACCGGAGGGTTCTCCATCTTGGAAAATCCGTCAAGAATCTGCTCTTTAAGAAGTTTGGGAGGTCTGTCAGTAATCTTACTATCTAATACAGACAGTTCCTCACGTTCACCGTCATAAAACACAAGCGTTACGCCTTGAACTATGTATGGATTCATGGCAGTTCGGTATAAGTAAGATTTACACCGATACATTCATGTGTCGCACGGATACTGTTACGGTATTTTTCCAAATCATCTACCATAACAGGCATGAACAATTTTACAGTATCCCTGCCACCGCTGGCATACACAAGCTGGTAACTTGTTATTTGATATTTCTTTCCCATGATATTTATATTATTGCGGCAATGGCTTCCAAAAATTAATGTCCCATGCCCGGTTAGTATTTCCACATATCCAAATATTCTTCTTATGCTCACTATCGAATACCAACATCCCGGTATCCACAAATTTCCCGGAACTCTTCACAAGCACTCTTGTGTCCAATGGTGGAGGATCTTTTTCTGCATTCCTCCATTTCATGGATTCCAAAACAAATTGAGCACCTTTCTCAAAATCCACTGATGCTGTCTTTTTATGGGTAAGCCCTCGTATACCATCCGCATACTCCTTGGCTTTCATTTTTATAATATCTTTATTCATGATAACTTAACTTGTTTCCAATTAAAAAGCTCCTGCTATCTTCACAGACTACAGGAGCAAAACCTAAACGACTTAATCTATCACTTATGATAACTTACAGCCACCGTCAGCGGAATCGGACCGCCATACTATCCGTTAAATGAAAGTAGAGATTAGAACAGATAATTATTTATGTTTATTACCTTAGACAGTACCAACCATGGACGGTGAAATTCCGTACCTATATTCACACACCGGCACGGACAGACAACATTAACTTTATGAAAATAACAAAAAAACTAGATGAAAAAATCATTCATATTCCTTTAACTCTTTATATGTCATTACCACCAATTTCACACAAAATAATGAGATAATAGAAAATATAATCACCGATACGGATTTTATAGGGCTTTCCGTAACTATCGCACCATAAATCATTCCTAAAGAACATAGTGCGGCAAATATAGACAGGATAAAATTAGCTGTTTTCATAATACGCATTTTTATATTGTTCCCCTCAACGGCTTAAACCGGTTGTTACCCCGAATCTTACGGGAGGGGATATATTAGACCTTCCGGCGGTACTTGTGCCCAACCAAGTTTACTTAATGCACTAAGGACAAATCGGTGCACCGAAAGTATGTTCAATCAATTATTATTATAGACCCTCAATACGTCACGGCATCTCTGCTGGTATTGACTCCTATAATCAGTCCGTTTGTCTGCATTATATGGCTTATGAGTTACACCATATAAACATTTACAATGTGTGAAAGAACTTTGAACAGTTCCCCTCAACGGCTTAAACCGGTTGTTACCCCGAATCTTACGGGAGGGGATATATTTATTTGTCTGCTGAGATACAAGCCAATTGTTTCTTTAGATAACTTATACGATCACATTCCATATCACATATTTGACTACCTTGTTTTTGGTTGTGAGGATAATGCTTACATTTCCCCCTTTGGAAACAAGGACATAACTGTTGGTACACTTTCACAGCTCTTTCTTCTATTTCCTTGGATGCAATACTAATAGCTTCCAGTGCGTCAGCTTTAAAAATCAACGGTTCTACCGGATTACCAAGCTGGTAGCATTTATTATTTATAAAATCGGTTGCTTTGCTCATTTTTTATTTATCTAATAAGTATTTATTTACATCTTGTTTAGAGAAATACAACAGTTTGCCCTTTTTAGTATATGGGATAGTACCATCATGAACGCGTTTTCTTAAAGCCCCTTGAGATATTCTGCGCATCTAGCAGAATTCATTACAGAATCATTCTGTTTTCCCGTCACTTCTGCAAATCTTTCCGTGAGCATATTCATTTCTGTTCTTGTCATCATAACCTTTGAATATTTATATTTTCACTCTGATAATGGATTCTGCACCACCATAATTCTTTATCGCCTCTTCCCTTATTCTTACTGCAAGTTCAGTGTTGATAATGTACTTTAATGCTCTGCGTACTGTTTCACCGCTAACCCCGAAATGAGATGCGATGTGTTTCTGTGCACCTTGTGGAACGATTATCCGTGGGATTTCTTTGGTTCTTCCTATTTTATTCATGTATATTTGTATATTAATTATTGCCGTTGCGAAATAAAACTGTATTCAGTTCGTTTTCACATTGCAAAAGTAAGCGGTTTAATTTTCAGTTGCAAATTAAACCGCTAAAAAATATAAGCTAAACCGTTATTTAGAAACATTTTAAATAATATATTATGAAAACAACTGTAAATGAAAGAATTACTCAAATAATATCTCAATTCGGATATAAAAGTAAAAGATCTTTTGCAGAAAAGATAGGTATCGCACAGACATCACTTAATGATATTATTGGAATAACAAATACTTTATTCTATCTTTGAGCCGAATTTTAAATTATAGATGGAAATGGAACAAGAAAACAACAATGCGATTCTTTCTTTTGAAGACTTTAAAAACCAAAACGGCATCGTTTATTGGTGGGCCTCAGAAGTAATGGTTATGCTTGGATATAATGATATGAAAGCATTTTGTAAAGTTCTTGACCGCGCGACAAAGGCTTTTGTTTCGCTCAACATTCCTCATTATGAAAATATAATAGCTGTGAAACGCAATAATAATGGTGTTGAGTTCCAAGACTTCAAACTTACACGTTTTGCGTGTTATCTTGCTGCTATGAATGGCGATCCAAAGAAGCCAGAAGTAGCATTGGCGCAAGCTTATTTCGCACAGCAAACACGAAAATTTGAATTATACATTGAAAACAATCAGGAAATAGACCGCGTGCTAATACGTGAAGAACTTGCAGATGGAAACAAATCTCTCGCTTCAACAGCAAAAGCCGCAAATGTTACTGATTATGCAAAGTTTCAAAATGCAGGTTATCTGGGTATGTATAATATGGAATCGTGGAAGCTTGAAAAGAAACGTGGCGTTAAAAAAGGAAAGCTATTTGACAGAATGAGCCGTACCGAACTTGCTGCCAATCTATTCCGTGTTACCCAAACCGAAGAGCTTATAAAGAGTAAACAAATATCTGGACAAGCTAATTTAGAACAAACACACTATACTGTTGGAAGACAAGTCCGAAATATAGTAGAACAAAATACTGGGCGCAAACCTGAACAGTTGCCACAAGAAAAAGAATTGCCTATAATTAAAAAAGCTCTTAAAATGACAGCAAAGGAAATGAAAAAGATTGATAAATAATTTTTTCGAATTGTAGTTTTGTTCTGCAATCTAAAGGTGCAAAAAAAGATACCCCCCATACATCTACACTAGTGAGCTACGGTCAACGTAGCCTTTCAATGTATCAAGGGCTATCTTCATGGCGCAAAGATAAAATTAAATATTCAAAAACGCAAAATAAAGTAACTATTTAGCATTAAGCGGTAATCCCCAACGGGTTTTACCGCTTTTTTTTATGTTTATATATGAAAGAAGATAAGTTGAACATATTGCTTGAACAGGCTGATGATGTGCCTCACTGGTATTTTTGTCGTTTACTTGCTGTGATGCGATGGAACGTATAGAGAGGTTCATTTATAGACTGATACCTCTTGTCGTGTTGGCAAGGGTGATATCGTTGTGCCTATGAACTAAAAGCGATAACTCATAAGCACAACGGATGGATTTATATAATACTGTTTAATTTTTCCGCATGTTTTTCTACTGAACTATTTAGAATTTTTGCATAAACTTGTGTGACTGAAACCTTTGTGTGCCCTAGCATCTTAGACAACGTTTCGATAGGTACGTCATTTGCTAAAACAACAGTGGTAGCGAATGTATGCCGGGCTATGTGACTGGTTAAGGGCTTTTTTAAGCCGATAAGTTCAGCTATGATTTTAAGGCTTCTGTTAAATGACTGTACAGTAGGGACTGTAAATTTATAATCGTATTTTTTTTATATTTCCATTGCTGGAGTAAGTATAGGTGTGTAAAATTTGGTTCCGGTCTTGATACGTTCTCCGTCTATATATGCAACTCCGTTATGTTCTACAGTACATCTGTCATAATCAAACATGTATAAGTCAACCCATGATAAGCCGGTATAGCATTGAAATATAAACTGGTCACGTACTTTTTGTAATTGTCGATCATTCAACTCTATATTGCGGATAGATTGCAGTTCGTCCATTGTGAGAGGCTGTCTTGTTTTATATCTACCATGTTTATCTTTGAATACCCTGTAAGGTGTGTCCTCGATAAGTCCAAGCCGAAGCGCTTCATTAATATAAGGTTTTATTCTCTTATGGTATCCATGTATTGTTGTCTGTCCTCTTGTTGGATCTTCTCTTCTTATAAACCTGTCAAATAAAGCTATATTTTCAGGAGTGATATCGTCAAATGTTTTAATTACTCCGGAGCGTTTTAGAGCTTCCAGTGCTATAAGGTGCGCTCGTGTGGTTGACCATTTAAGATCCCTTCTTTGTAACTCGTCATAAGCGAAATCTAAAAATGACGATTTAGACTTTACGTGTTTTTCGTTATAAAAAATATTAAAGTTTTTTAGATTGATGTCTTTTCCTTCTTTTCTTATATTTTTGATAATATCATCAAACTTTTTTACATATTGGGTTATTGCTTTATTTAATTGTTTGAATTTAGCGTGACGTACCACAAATTCTCCATCCCATTGGTTTGAATACAGTTCAATGTCTGTTGAGATCCATTTCCTTTCTGTACGTGAGAATTTAATTTCAATTTCAACCTTAGCTGATTTCTCCGGTGTTGCTTTCTTTTTTCTGTCGAATACCGGCTTGATTTTCCATGTTTCCATACTGTTTCTTTTTAGTTTATAATTTGTTAATTATGGTAAATGTGATACCAAGTGTGATACCAGCTGTGATACCAGGAACAAATTGGTATCACAAATAGTTCAACAGTGTAATGATAAGTAATGCACAGTAACGGAAGTAATCATCAGTAAGATTACTTAAACACGTTGAAGATCAGTCGATTAGGTTTGTAATATATTGATTTATAGCCTATTGGCGTAAAATAAAAAAAGGGAGCATTTTGACCCCCCTTGAGCCGAAACCGGGAATCTAACAAATTATTTATAATCAACTGATTAAGCGTTGTTTATTGCCATTGGTATCGCATAGTAAAAATATTCAACACGCCTCTAAGCCCTGTAGAGGGCTTTTTCTATGTTTTGTGATACCGACAAATTCCGTTTTAAGTTAAAAAATCCACCTATTTTTAACAAGATTGTATAGCGTATCATATTACTTTTTCATACAGTTTACCATTGATTGTTAGATAGGAGTTAAAACATAATGTTTTGCTTAGAATATTAGATTAATGACGTTATTCTATAATTTCTCCCAAATCAATATCAACGATAATTTTTTCGTCTGTAGTGGTATTGTCATAAAATATAATTTTTAACGAAATGACCATTTTATTTCCACTAGTAGATATGTTTGTATAATTGAGTTTAGAAGGCTTTTTATATTTATGATTGATATAGCTATGTAGATTTATATCTGTTCTTCCTTTGTCAAGGTCAAATATTGACATACCGTCATAAGAAGTCCTCCCGTCATCCCAATCGACTAGCACATATTTTCTTCCCAAAATAGCGTCAGGACTACCAAACCCAGCTAGATGTATATGGTTATTTTCTTCTATTATATTTCCGCTCTTGTCAATAATAAAATATCCGTTATTTTTCCCTATTATAATAGAATCCCCATATCTTATAGCTGCATTTTCGTAATCGTAATTATATGCTCCGTCATTACATATATATTTAGTAGATATAAGATCCCCATTCAGATTATAAATGGCAATACACTCGGCTGAGCATTTTAACATCATTGAAATATTAACAAAACCAGACCATTTACACAATAATAAATTATCATTGTCAAAAAAAGGATATCCTGAAGATGGCTCAAAAGCTACTGTTTTGTATTCTCCATATCCTAAATATATATCTACTGGATCAGGAATTATCATATCTTTCTCCCATATAATCTTATTATCACTTCTTCTTTCTTTTACCAGCCGCTTTTTAGATTCATTATTTATTGATGCATAATATATATGCGTTGAATCTTGGGCTAATAATTTCCATTCATTAGTTGTTAAATAATCATCTACGGGAATGTTATCTTCGTTATTACTACAACTAGATATTACTCCAATAAGTAATAAAGATATTAGCAATACTTTTTCCATAATATCTATTTTTTATTAAGACTAATCGTCTTATGTATATTATTCTTTTCTGGCTCTATTTTATTGCATGTAATTAGATTTAACTCAACTCCGAAAAGAAGTCTTTCTAATCTATCATGTTGGTTGTTCATCTTAATGGCAATGTCTTCTAATTTGTGTATTATATCATTGTTCATATCTAAGGTTTTTAATCTCCTTAAAAAACATGATAAGATGTTCATTTGTTTAGCTTACATTTGGTTTTTCTAACTGTTCTTTCAAATCGGTGTTTTCATTTTTAAGCACTTCGATAACATTTAGTAAGTCATCCATACGTGTTTGGTATGTTTCTATTACTTTTATAAGGACTTCGATAGTCCTTTTGCTGTCTATTTGTTCTCCATGTAAATCTATGTTAATATTTTTTGTTTCAATTTGATGTGGTGCGGATGTTTTATTCGTTTTTGATTCTAAATCAAGTGATGTGGGCTGAGATTTAAGCATCTCACCTTCACCACGGAGTAGCCATTCCGAAGAAACAAGCGGTTCAGCTTCCAAAATTTTATATAATGTTGAATATTTTGGCTCTGCTCCTCTTAGGATATCATATAATTAAGATATATAATTTTATTGGATTTATGTATATAATTTCACGACTATTTTGTAAAAACGGTAATTCCAACAAGTCAAAGAACGCTTCTGTTCGATTATTATTTTTCCATTCCCTTTCTGCAATGTTCACATAAGAACTTTTTGGCTACAGGGAACATCTTTTGACCGACATATCCACTGAGATATTGCGCTTCCTCTCCATAAGGATCAATCCCGAAAGCCTTGGAGATATGCCGGCACAAATGACCTTTTTCGTGGTCCCACGAATTTTGAAACTCTTCGGGGGTAGAGGTTAGTGAGATAACCATTACTGTCTCTCTTCTACTGTAGTCCGAATAGGTTAGACCGGTATTCATTCTGCCTTCGGTCAGATTGCGATACGCACGCTTGAGGGAATCCCCCCTGCATCCTATACGGTATAGGTCCATAATGATCCGATCCGCCCAATAGGTGTGTACCGCATAATACACTTTGACGTGCCAGTCTCCATATTTCGGTATGTAGAACTCCTGAATAATCATATCACATCCGACCAGATTACAGGAATCCCTTTACCTATACAGGTGGCAAAGAACTCGTCAAACGCCCTGCAAGGATCGCCATCAATATCATCAAGGTAGCATTTTATATGCTTGCATAAGTGAGCCTCGTCAACCAATGATTTTTTATAGAAATCCGCTTTCAGCATGTTTGCGACATAAGCAACGTCATAACCCTTGTCGTGCTCAATGGTAATTCCGTTCGCTTTCAGCATATCGTCCACTTCATCTTTGCTCCACGGCTCCAGCTTTTTCTCTTTGCCCGTGGCTTCGTCTTTCACCTTCATTTTTGAAACGGCCCATTCATAAAGTTTCTTGCTGAAATGAAAGCCGTATGCTTCCAGATATTCCCTCATGCCCGATGGAAATCTGCTGTATGTATCCAATCTCTGTTCCATAACCTTTATTTAAAAAGAGGGGCATTCCACCCCTCCACCATTAATAAAACTCACCGTTAGCGCGTCTGCGTCTGCGTTCGCCCATGTTATCCATACGCGGATATTCAGGAAAGTATCCGGGGTATTTGCGTTCATCCATGCCGGATGAGCTTCCACCACCTGAATAACTTCTTCCGCCATCACGGAAACCCATTTCTCCGCGCATTTCTCTCATGGCTTTTTCGTAACCTTTGCGGCAGCCTTCCTTATAGGCTTCCTCCACCTCGTCACCTCTCATACCGAAGCCGCGTCCGTAATCGTCACGCCCTTCTTCTAATATTTCCCACATTCCCATAATCATTTCTTTGTTTTGGATGTTTCAACCACTCCGAGCTGTTCCATGAGCTGTTTGTTCAAATCCATAAGGTCAGACATATTCTTGCTCATTTCCGCCATTTGCCCTTTCAGAGAGGATATTTCCTGCTCCTGACGTTGTTTCTCGGCAAATTCAGGGTTCAAGAGCGTAAGCATCTTGTCACACCCTGCAATGACGGAATTGTGGAAGTCCATGCTGTTGATGATGTCTATGCTTTTCTGTTTCATAGAAGCGACCTCGTTATTCATAGCATCACGCGAGCATGACACTACGATATTCCCGTTCTGTCCGAAGTCGGCTATATCCATGCCGGCAGGAAGATTTTGGAATGTCGTGTTCTGCCCGTTGATGCAGACAACAACATCCACAACCATTTCCATTTGGGGCAACTGTCCCATAGGGGATGCCATAGGATATTTCGGCTTGGGAGCGGAAACGCTGACCACCGGGCCGTATTCGATAAACGGGTTAGCATCCTTATGAAGTATATACAATTGGATATTACTACCCCTGACACTTACCTATGTATGCTTTTGTATGCTTTAAAGTTTGATTGGCGTTAAACTTCAAGTGTCGGGGGTTATTTTAATTCTGCCCCCTGAAAGAATTACTTTTATTAAATGAGTTTTTCTATTATATGCCACACTTCTACCTGTGGCGAATAATACTTGATGTTGCTATCTCATCTTTTTACCTCCTTTCTGTTGATTACCATATTCTATAACTTATTCCTGCGATAACCGCAGGAGAAAAGCCATCCTTACCAAATCCATAACCGGCTGTTATTCCCAGTCCCCATCTTCTGGGTTTTATCTTCACCGTGTGATGGATATCGTTTGTTACTGTCTGTGTTTTAGAGCAAACATAGATACTATCTAGGTTAGGTCTGTAACCACTCACATAAGCGATGTAATCACTATCTCTGTATATCTTCTGCTCAACAGAAAGAACAGTGTCTCCTACATGGATTGTATCACCATCATGCCAACACAGTATTGGAGAAGGAAGATAATATTTTACAGTATCTCTCTTTACAATGATACTTGTACTGAACACCGTATCCGTTCTTGCCTCTATAACTGCTTCGGGGGATGGCTTTACAAACCATCCTAAACCGAAAGCGAGTACAATTATTAATATATAAGGAAGCCATTTCATATTATTGTATTTAAATAAGTACCAATAGCAATGCTATCGCTATCGCAATCCATATATAGATCCTTTGTTTCATAAACTTAACACTTGTTTTCTATTGGCACCGTCAGCTCGATAACTGACGTGCACCCATGCAAAATTGCTTTCGTTAATCAATTGATCATAGGGCAGGTTCTTGCGGATATATTCAAACAACAACTTGTTTTGCTGACGGTCTCCAGTATCAATATCAGCAGCTTCCCCTTTCATGTGCTGAGAAGGCTTACTTCCCTTGACGGCCGCATTAAGTTTCGGGCAGCGATAACCACTGTTTACTGTTATAGGCTTTCCCCACCATGTGCGTAACGGGTCCAGTACGTTATCCACCAAGGCAGTCAGAGCAGTCACATGCTCCTGTCTGCATCTGTTGTTGATACCCAAGCGGTCAGCAGTCGTTGACTTGCAGAGTTCCGCAATTGTAAAATACTTCATTTCTTTTCCTCCTTCTTGTTTTCATTATCAAACAATATCTGAGCCATGATCTTGGCAATATCATCCTTGTTCTCGATAATCACACTCATTGTGTTTTCTGCCTTGCGCAACTCCGCTTTTTCCCATGATTTTTCACGAACTGATTTAAACTCACAGAAAATGCAGTACCCTGTCCAAATCATTGAAAAAATAGGGAAGGGGATAACTACGCAGCATAACAGGTCAATGAAGCACAATTCTATGAACGGGGTGAAATACTTCTTCGCTTTGACGGCTGTTTTCTTATACCTCGTGGATGTTCTTGCCTCCCCCCGTTGCTTGGCTTTCATTACTCCCGTAATAAGGTCTACTAACATAGCCCCCATTGTAGCCGCAATACACAAGGCTATAAGCACAATATGTATCATCATGTGCTCATTAATAAAATTGTAAATTACGTCTTTCATTTAAAGTAAGTTTTGAACACATTAATATGATAGATATTCACCTGTCCATAGTTGGCATCAAATATCTTCTTGATCTCGTAGCCCAATCCATAAGATAACGCTTTCATTCTTCGCCAGTTGATGGAACGCCAGTTCATATTATGCTCCTTTGCCCAACGCTTGATACTGTACCATTCTTTGGACTCATCAAGTTGCTCGGTCTTCTGTTCAAGCTGGTACTGAATCTGTTCTTTTGCCTCCACCTCATCCGCAAGTCGGCGCAACGCTTCCGCATATGTTTGAGGGGTTTTAATTTCTTTCAATGATCGTTCCATTGTGTTGAAAGCTTTGATATATTCCTCCTTGAATAGCCCTGCTTTCTTTCCGGTATACCCCATAACAAGGAAACTGAAACCGTCTTTCGTTATTACATACATGGGTAACTCCTTGTTTTGTAGACTAATATAAGAGGACACGCCAAAATTGGCGGCTCTAAATTCATTGGAACACGAGAGGTTCTCAATATCTCTCATCACTTTGCTATGCTCTTTCCCAAACTTCTCAGCCACTAATAAGCTATTGGTTAAAACTTGATCATTCTGACCTTTAAAAACTAAATCTGTCATATTACCTAATTTTATGTTAACTTTTAATTACCGTCAATTACACGTTTTGGATTACCCGATTTTCAAACTAACCTTTATTTTGTATGACAAAAAAAGAGCCTGCCACGGAAACTAATCCGCAACAAGCTCTTGGCTTTATCAAATATGTAGTATGTCTTTTCGTCATAATCAATGTGGCGTGCATCTTCACACGCTTCCACAAAGATAAATATTGCTTCTCTCTTTCGCAAATAAGAATACAAAAAAAGAACGACCGCTAGCAAAAAGCACAGCAGCCGTTCAATCCACGCCCTACTCTCTATCCCATTCTCCTAAGAAGATAATAGCAAAGATATCAATTCTAAAACGAAATACAAAAAGAAAACTATATTAATTAGTTATGAGGAGCCAATTTTGAAACAAAAACCAATCTTCTTAAAAAATTGCCATTAATGCAATATTTTTTACTTGCAAGATAAATGAAGAGAATTAATAGAACGGCAAGACTGGCGAGTTTGTATATTTATTGACATGAAACGAATGTTGTGGAATGGGATCGGAAAAACAAGTATAAAACAGATAGCTTTTATAGGTTTCTACTGCCTGAGATATTTTTCCGGGGATTTTTGAGATTTTATTTGATTTTGTTTTACATTTCTACGTTTAGAATACTTCTGGTTAGCCCTTGTCAGATCCTTGATGATTGTTTCATCAAACACTTCCGAATATATCTCTGTTGTCTTGACCGATGTATGCCCCAAGAGTTTTTGGACGGTGGTTATCGGAACGCCTTGATGTACCAACAGAGTAGCACAAGTGTGACGACTTGTATGGTAGGTGAACTTCTTGTTAATACGCGCCATCCTTCCCAATTTCTGCAACGTCCTGTTAGTGTCCGAATTGCAACCTAATGCAGCCAGTTGTTCGATACTGTCGTATTTCCGCATTATACCCAGAGCCTTCCCGTTAAACAGCAGATATAGCGGAATATTGAGTTTTACGCCTGTTTTGATGCTATTCATAACTAGCCATTCCTTTCCATCAACTGTTACGAGATTTTTATAAGTCAATTGCTTGAAATCAGAGAATCTCAATCCGCAATAGCAGCAGAAGAGAAATGCGTCCAGTATGTGCCGGCTGTTGTTCTTCCTGTCCGGCAGTTCAAGATTCTCCAGCTTCTCCAAGTCTGCGGGCATCAAGAAGTTATGTTCCTTCTTCTCTTTCTTGATCTTGAACTTACGGAAAGGGTATGCCTCCTGTAATATATAACCTTCGTTTATTGCTTCGTTAACCAAGGTACGCAGTATTCTCATGTGTTTTCCTACCGTGTTTACCTTCAATCCTTTGTTGCGCAGAAATGCGTCAAACTCCTTTAGAAACGTATAGTTTATATCGGTAAACTCTATCACGTTCCGAAATTCCTTCAAAGTGGCTACCGTGCCCAGCATGTTATCCTTGGTTCCCGGTTTTCTATCAGAATTCTCTATCGTTTGTATTGCAAATTTTAAAAAAGACACAACTGGTTTAATTCCCTTTTTTACAGCCTCCTTTAACGTGGAAAGGTTTGATTCAAGCCCTCTTTTCCAATAGCTAAGTTCTATAGCCTGCAACTCCAGTATTTTCTCATATAGCATTGCGTTAAGCTCATTCGATTGCGGATGGTTGATTACTTGAGCGCCATCCTTACTCCAACACTCCGGCTTTAGATAAACATTGGTTTTAAAATATACCTTTCTCTGATTCAAATAGGCTTCTATTTGGACTAGGGCTGTCCCTTGTCGATTTAACTTGTTTTGTCGGTTATAAACCAAACGGTATCTGATCTTCTCTAACATATTCAACTTTTTGTTTTTAAAGTTAAAAGAATCTTCTGTATTTACAAAATAAATCACAAAAAATGCTTCTCCCAGAGTGAAAAATGCGCCATCTTATGATACAAATTTATTAATAGATCATCCACTCACTCCATTCACCTGTTGAAGAATAATAGAATCTAATACACAATGATTCTGAAACGGCTGTCTGCCGTATGACATCGTTAATTTGTTCGACTATAAAAGTGCCATAAGTAATTTCATCAGGCCAATTTGTCTTAGGAAAATCAGGGTTTGACCATCTGTTAATCGTCTTGATAGTAGGTGATTTAAACTCATTTAAATCACCATAATTTAATTCTGAAGATGTATACTTTGGAAACATCAGTTCTCCCAGGTCAGTGCTATATCTTTTGTCACGTCAATATATTGGTACTTCAATCGCCTCACTAGGGATAGCATTGATTGATTCTATTTTGCTCGTGTTCACAAGACCTAATCGTGACACTACTATTTTCGCATACCAATTAGCTTTTATGTAAAAGAAAAATCTATCTGTATCAACTGTATAATACATATTAATGTCACTAACTTTGGTCCCGTTTATCAATTTGCAAAAGACTTTATTTGCATTCCATCTAATCATAGACACTGCGACAGAGAACGAGTCTCCACTAACATTTGTAACACTAATTACAGACTCATTTATTGATCCGGCATTTGGCATAAATACACTAATCTTACAATATTGATTATTATCTTTAGATAATTCTAAAGGTACCATACCGGAACTCATCAACCCACTTTTATTTGATGTTGCATTCCCAATCAGTTCTCCCAGGACTTTCGCGGCAGCCGAAGAAGATGTCAAAGTTGGGTTTTTAGAACCGTCCAAAGTACGGAGCCAAGAGAAGGTGTCGGACTGGGGCAACTGGTCCTCAAACTCATCTGTTCCGGCTGCCGCAGCGGCAGCAAATGTTGATATTTCTGATGCAGCGGAAACAATCCGTGCGGAAACTAATTCTGTCATCTCATCGACGGTCACCTGTCGTTCGTTGCCGTTTTTATCCACAGCTTTAAAGCCAACTATATTTTCTAAATTCAAATCACTCATAATATCCAAATTTTATAAAGTTCTTATATAAGTTTTCCACGCTTTTGAAGTGCCGCCAATCGATTTGTACAGCTTCTTCCTGCCACCTTTTATCTTGTACCGGGAAAGGTTGCTTCCGTCATAGTTCACGGGATAATCCAAATTGCCCTCGTTGGCATACGCCTCCATTTCGTATGAGATGGTATAATATGCCGAACTCGCAGGATGGCAGATAGGGTTTCCCTTAACCCACTCGACAAAATACCGCCAGTAGTATTTTACCCATGAGCCGATAACCTGTGCCTGACGCAAGTGTATGGTTTCGTGCGTCATACTCTCCTTACCCGCATAGGTCTGCATATACCTATCTATGTTCTCCTTGTTCTCGGCACGGTATATCATCCGTCCGCACCACATCATGAAACGGTATCTCTTGAAAGGATAATGCTTCATGGGAAGCAGCTCAGGAGTATCAAAATCACCCGGCTTGCTTGAGAACAGCATCTTGATTAATTGCCATAATTCTTTCATACTACTCCTTCTTTTTATCCAGATAATCATTCAGTGAGTCCGCCAGCAGACCGGGCAGCATGGAGGTGGAGCGTCTTATGATATCCACCTCCTCTTCGTCAAGTTCCACACCATCTACAGTCGACTTGAAGATTTTCTCCGCAAGGAGATGCGCCTTCAAGCCCGCTACGTTCTTATATATCCAGTCACCGAAGGCCTCAGTGATGTTACTGGCTATAAGCTTTTCTTTTTTAATCCCATCATAAATAGGGAATTGTGCAAAATTTATTCTCATACTTTATATTTAAATTATCCGCAATAAAACATAACCCAATAATTACCCATACACTTAATGAAGCCGGCTGCAAAATCCAAATCAATATAAGACACCTCCTGTCCTCCGGGAGCAGGCAGGATCCGTCCTCCTGTCAATCTTACTCCGCCGCTCATACGTTTGAAGTATATAGTATGTCCCGAAACATCCGGAGGAAGCGTCACTTCTATATTGTCTCTATTAATAAACATCACATTATCATCGTTGTTGTTCAATGAAGCTTTGACAGAGATATTCCTCCAGTTGCCAACTATGCCACGAAGAGAAACATAGCTGTCATTGTTCGGATGAAGGAAAATGTTACCTCCCTCCACGAATAGAGGAATGCTCGAAGTCTTGATGTGCATCCCGATCATGGCATTTGGACTCTGTATGTCAATTCCAGCATCATACTTAATCCCTTCAATGGTGACAAACTGCGTGTTTCCCCCGATTCTTACGTTTGCAAATGTCCTTTCGTTATAAAACTCAATTTGTCCGGCAGACAAATTGAAACCGACGTATTTATTTGTTTCATTTTCATAAAGGATCTTTGAGGACAATATTCCCGAAGCGATGGAGAACGGACCGATACGTCCTTTATCCGCTGTGATTGTTCCTGTAATCTCTGCATTCTTACATTTAAAATACCCGGTTACGCCGTTGATAAGAAGAGTTTCACCTTTGTCATTAAAAGATTTGAGAACCTTGTCTTTGAACATGAAGCCGGCTACATTCGCACCATCGGCAAACAGGGTGTCAGTGGCGATATTCACAAACTTCTGCATGGCTTCCCAATTGGAATCACCGTTGACAGATGTGGGTGCAGCGGTAACGGAAGCACCGTAATTCTTTACAAGGAAATTATAATAAACTCCCCCTATCAGATATATGACCTTATCCCGGTAATCCGCATTCCAGACATAAGTCTGTCCTGATGCGAATACACCTCTGTCACGGGGAAACGCCCCTGTTGCTCCGGTTGCTCCTATGGAACCATCATTAGCTACACCCACCCCTTTTTCAGCGACAAAATTATTATTCCATGCGTTTGCGTCCGATGCGGATTGATAAGCCCGGACGGCAAACTGGGTGTATCCGGCTGTCGCTGGAACGGATATCTGATTGCTTAGGGTAGCACCTACATGAGCCAGCCAGCTTCCGTTATACTTACGGGCTGCCAGATAAAGCGTGCTGCACGTGCTTACATTGCCTGCCACATTCTGTTTGCAAGTGACAAGGAATCCAGACGGGGATGGCGTGCCCGTACTGGTGAAGTTGATCACGCTGACAGGACTGTCCAGCCAGTAGGATGCCGACGGTCCGACGGGGGCAACCATCTCCTGCCAGTCCGCATGTACCGTCCGGTTCGCAGATCTGCCGGCGAGGATATATCCGCCATCCTTTTTGCGACGATAACTGCCATTCTTGAACCTTGCGATCCTGATGGGAGGATTGGATGTTTTCACCTTGCTTAAGTAAGATCCTCCGGCAAACGATACTGTGCTGTTTTTCGCATACGGAGTGTTGGCGGACTCCCAATGACCTGCGGCTGTGATGCTCTCACCGTCAGCACCATCCTTTCCGTCAGAAAGCATGGGAACGGTTTCAACATCCACTATCTGGTCATTCACGTAAAAGATAAACTTCAATGTCTTCGTAAAGTTTCCGCTTGATATGGCTGTATTGTTGTTTATGGTAGTTTCTGTTCCACCGTCTATGCTGTATTTCAATGTACCGTCCGTTGTGGTGGATATCACGCCTCCCACTGACTTTTGCCTGTAACATGATACGGAAGACACGCTGTAGTTCCCATTCTTGTCCTTGCTTACAGAAGTGGCAGAAACGATTATACTGTATAGCACGGCATCTGAACCGTCCGCACCTCCACGGACCCCGGCTACAGTGAATGACAGATCACGGGAATACTGCTGCCCGTTCTTTGTAGCCCTGATTGTGATCTTCACCGTGTTTGTCGCAGCAAGAGTAGCTCCGGCAGATACCGATATTGTCACCACTCCCGTATTCTTGTCTGTCGCACACAGAAGATTTGTGTCAGGTGTACAGGTGATGCTGTCAAGCGTGAGCTTCTCCGTTCCATACCACATACTGACAGTTGTATTCCAAGTCTGTGAGGATACGACCTTCCCATCTGAAGTAAGGGCTGCATTGACCATCTCGTTATCGAAGTCCGCCATGATGGCATTCTCCCCGTCCTTACTCCAGCGATGCACCACGGCCGGATCACTGAACTCAGACCATACGCCATTTTCCTTAAAACGTGTACAACCCCATTCAACCTGATGGTCTGCGTCCGTGCCAAGATAATTATCCGTCCAGCCTTCCGGAACATAACCATCTTTCTGCTGACTGTCCGGCTTTTCAGGAGTGTTATCTATGATATTGCCTCTTGTATATATATACTCATAGCCCTTACCGTCTTTTCCATCCGATATCATAAGCTGCCATCTTCCGTCCTGATAGATGTAGATAGCACGATCAGTCGTGTTACGGTATGAATCACCATTTTTCGGATTGGCAGGAGCCGTGGCAAATTCACCCAGGAAGGTGATGCTCTCGCCTTTTAGCTCACGCCCGTCAAGCAACATATCCCAATCCTCGTTAACCTCCCAGTCGGCTGACTTCCCGGCAAGGATATAACCGCCATCCTTCTTCCTTAAGAAATTGCCACTTTTTACACGCAATATTCTGATGGGAGGATTGGAGGTTTCCACCTTGGATATAAAGACACAATTGGCAAGAGTGACCATTGTATTGGCTTTGTACGGGGTCTTGGAGGATTCCCAATGACCGCCACCTACTACGGACAATCCCGGATCACCTTTTTGCCCTTCCGCCACTTGTTTCAGCCATGCCGGATTATCATCTGACGGTTCTGTTGTCGTTCCGTTATCATCAACACACAACCACAAAGCCCCGTTATGTGACACCCGGTCATAGTAGGCGTACTTCCCTGCAACCCATTCACCCTTGTCCAAGGGTACACGAACCTTGTTCCCCGTTATCTCATCTGTCTGGAAGATAAGCCCAGTCAATAAGACCTGTTGCAACACGGCTGAATATTTCTCGCAATCAATTCCGTTAACGGTCATGCCCTTTTTTTTGCCGAACCACGCAGGCATCTGCGCCGGCTCCGGGTCCCAAGTGTTGGCATTGTCAAAGAATGTAATACAGTTGTTTCCGTTGACTGAATCAATAAGTATATAAGTCTGACGTTCCGGGTCCGTAAAGTTACCTGTTTGTGCCAATACCATCTGTTCGGCAGGTTTCCAGTCAGAATGCCCCGGACGGGGAATGACAGTAAACTTCTTGGCTGTATAATCTGCGGCAGTCACCCGGAATTTCATTTCTTCAAAGCCGTTCAGCTTTCCTTCGCTATTTTTAGTCACAAAATAGGTGGTAAGGATGTCATCAACAAACTGGCTCAATCCGTCCGCATCTGTCAGATCGGGAGTGATGGTGTAGGTTCCATCGCCGTTATCCACGTATGACAATACGGTACAACCACCACCGGGGGAGTTTACCATACGTCCTTTGAAATAGGTTGTACGGTTATAGGCTATTTCAGGAACAAACAAACGCTTACGAAATACACCGCTTTCCATTTCAAGATTGCCCTTTTCGTCTATGTATCCACCTAATACGCCGGTAACGAAATCACCGAACTTGGCATATTTCTTAATGACAGTTCCGCCCAGTAATGATAAAAGAAAATTTGTAGAGTCCTCCTTGTCTTTGCGCAAAAAATATTTAGCCAATTCACTTATATTTGCACCTCCCGATATGGCAACAACCCTGTCTTTATTGGTTCTTATGTAAATAGAAGGATTATTATCATCATTATGTATGTATATCTCTCCCTCATTCAACCCTTCCAGTCGCTTTTCAAATGACGGGGATATTTTCGGTATAATCGGATTTCCTTCATCATCCGTTTCCGAACCGTACCACAATATCTTTATAGGACGATTTCTAGCCATGATTACACGTAATTTTCATTAACAAAAGCAGCTTTCGCCTTCTTATATTTCAACACATCGTCCTCTTCTGGATTAGTTAGTAAAAACGCGATTCCTGAAGATGAAGTTGCAATCTCTGTTTTGCCTCCGATCCCGGCGATATCATTTTGTCTAGGGCGTAAAGTCACTTTATATATAAACATCTGTTTCTTACCTATTGTATCAATCTTTTCCGGGACAGAATCCCCTTCCCGTACAAACAAATTACCGTTTATGCTGACGTGAGAAAGGCAAAGTACCTTATTTATAAACTCCGCTATATAATACGGAACGCCACAACTTGTCCCGAAAACAAAATCAAATGTTTTATAAGGGAGAGAATACATTTCTATTATCTCCTGCTTCTGATTCACAAACTGTTCGTTTTCAACTTTCAACTCCACCCCATCCGGCTTGAATCCTCCTATTATTCTGAACTGGAACATCTGCCGGACCTCATCAATCCAGAATATATTATCAAACGCAGAATTATTATCTTTATGGGAATATTCAATCAGAATAGAATCACCTATATTCTCACACACGCAGAACTCCTCACATTCTTTATCGCCTATAGTTACTGTATATATCCCCTCCGAAGGAGATAATGAGGCATAATACATCTTAATGCTTTCATTTACATCATAAGTAAGCAGTGTTATCTTGGAGGATATATTGCCGATCTTATCATTCAAATAAGCTGAAGGTTTTTCGCCGTTATCACAAAAGATTTGCAGCAGGATGTTGTCTGACACAGAAAATACTTGTCTGAAACATCCAGCATTTGAATATTTATATTTCAGCGGTTTAAAGAATAACGGACAAACATCTCCGATTGATATCATAGTCTTTTCGTAAGTTTCTAGTAACTTGTGACTTCACAAGCTTTCATTGCAAATATAACAATTAAAATTTGAATCTTTATAACGAATTTAAATTTTTCACGATCAAAGTTACCTTTGAACTTTGTGATTTTGTAAAATTGTAATCAGCCTGCTGATAATATCCCTGTACAACTTTGCCTTGGTATTCCATTTCAACAATTCCTGTAAGATCTTCCGGGAGTTCCACATCCGAAGTCTCAAATTCCACCTCCGCCACAGTAAACATCCTTTTTGAAAGAATTATATCCCTACTTTCCCCCATTCCATCAATACCCACATCACTATTACCATCTGATGACGCAAAAGTAAGCATCTCAACAGATGAGCCGATGTATGCTTCATTGGCCAAAACCATAGAAGAAGGGGAAAACATGGCATTGAACATTGTGTCAGGGCTGAGAACGCCACCCATAAGATAATCCCTGTTCAATATATACTTAAGTCCAGACGAATCAGATTTTACCCCTACCATAAATAAATCAGTGTCACTTTCGTTGTCTGTAGTATCTTCACCTATCTTGTCAGCAAGGAACTCTATGCCGTATGCGTCCGCACGGTATGGAGATATCATTTCAAGGCTATTGTCCGTCATGGTCACGCCTGTGGTATATTCATTCGTAAAACGGAACTCATCCTTTCCATTAGCCGTGTCGTAATCCTGTTTGTCAAAGCCTATCCGTATCCGAGAATACACCAATGCAGAATTAACCTTCATCTCATAATCAGATAAATCATCTATCCTTTTGACAACATCATCCGAGAAGTATTTGCTTCTATGCCGAAAAGTTACTGTATTCCCGGATATGTCGTAAGCATAACCAAACACATAACTCATCCAGTTTGCAAATTTGGTGAAGGATGTATATATTTTGGCTCCAGGAATCTTACGGGCTGATTCAGCCGCCAAGAGCATACAATTATCAAGCCTTCTATCTCCTGTCCCCTCAATCACTCCAGTCAAACCATCTTTCTCTCCATTAATACTTTTAAGCAGTCTGTTCAGCAATGTATCGGGCTTTATAACATCCATCTCAACAGGGTTTATTCGATTTTTCCATGATGCTTTAAAATAACTTGATGTTGAAACTTTGTATGGCAAATCCGGCAATACAGGTACAATCTCTTCTTTCTCATTGACATACATAGCTCTCACTATTATTTTATCATTATGCAAAAGACTTATATTGTACGATTCCGAAACCTTCTTTTCCACTGGCGTTTCTGATTCTGTCGTAAGTTCAAAACTTCCTATCACCGTTTCCGTAGTCACCGCTTCCCCATTACTATCAATCTCATTACTTATCTTCATAATCTGGAGCCTCACACCTCTTACATCATATCCCAAAACACCAGACTGATATCCCCTAAACACAAACATATCAATATTAAACTCTATATTTATCCTAATTGGTTTCAGAGCCTTTATCGAATATACATCATCACCACCTACTATTTGATCATTAAATTCAAGAGCCCCCTTTATTAAGGATTCACTGGCAGTTATATATATTGGCATTGGTGACATTTTCTTGCTGAAATAAACATTAATAAGAGTGTCATCGTCTTCCAATGTATCACCTGTAGGAATCCATTTTGCTGATTCTGAAAGTTCAAGTCCGTCATAAACAAGAGGAATGGGGCTTTTCACCTCTTCGACCGAATATTCATATTGAGTTCCTTTTTTTGACTTTATCATGGACGCCACGCTATCATCCACGGCATTTATCTGTAAGATACGACCATTATCCTGCAATGTAGAAAAATTGAGAGCGCAACTAAACCGTTCATTATACAACCAACTGTTATTTCTTGTACTTATTATTATTGAGGCAGAAGCATTCAAATAATCTTCATCATATTGTTTTAACAGCAATTTTCTAGCATCCCCAGCAAAAGAAAATTTGTTGGAAAATGTACGGATAACACCGTCATAGTCATTTCTCTTGAAACTAGCCTTCACCTCGTCCCAATTTTCAAGATCATCAGTAACCCTGTACTTCAGACCATTTATTAGTAACTCACATCGATAATACATAATTATTTCTTTTTACGATTCAACCCATCGATTTCGTCACATGTCTGCCTTACAAGACAGGCATAAGATCCGGCGGTCCATTCTTTCGGATTGATATACATCTTATTATACTTCCCAATAGCGACAACTTCATTTATAAATCCACGTTTTGTAGGCTTCTCCTTCAGTCCCTCATTCTTTTCCTTACTTATCTTATCCAAATCATATTGTGCACGGGAATTTAATGCGGATATTCTAGCATTCATAGCCATTACATCACCTTTTTTACACGAATAACCTATCTTCATCAGGATATCACGCACCTCATCATACATTTTCAACTTCATCATGTTCTCACATGCCTTCATGCACTCCACGGTCATTGCAAGATTCATACGCTCATTACAATTCAATATCTCAGAGAGCAACTGTTTGCTCCCGACAATTTCTATATAGTCATTGATAATTTTTGCCGATGCAGCCTCTTTGTCCTCATCGTCAAATTCAATAGTATTGCTATCATTGGTATAAATCTCTATAAAAACGGACAAGGGAAGTTCATATATGTCACTTGTATACCTCATAATCAGATACTTTTTGAAAATTGCTGATAATTGTTTTCTCTTATCGCCTTGGCTAATTTTGCAAATCCTATCTGCTGTGATTTTTCCAGATGCCCTATCTTTTTCTCCAGTTCACTATAATCATTAACTATTGATACAGGAGGAAGATCGTTTTCGCTTCTATATGCCATAAGACCATCAAAATCATTTGCATGAGCCTTTATCCTGTCCATATCCACTGCATAAGGTATAACCTTCGCACCTTTAGGGATGTCAACCAAAGTAGGGACAGACGGAGTAATATACGCTCCTTTATCAGTAACGATTGTTTCAGGAACACCACCATCACCCACTACAGCCAATCCGCCTTTATGCGAATCAGTACCCTTGGCATACTTCGGAATAGGAGTCGCTATAATAGTAGCAAGCTGTATCGCTCCCATAGCACCTAGAGCAGCTATCATAGGTATTGCAGCAGGGAAGCCCAATTGTTTTATCGTCTGCAAAATACCACCTGCTATCTGTATAGCCGCCTCAGCTATACTGGTAGCTTTCTCAAACTTTGCCTGTTTTGTTCTTAATGCAGCTTTTTTCTTCTCCAATTCGGCATTCTTTTGTGCCGTTTTATTTTCCGCTGCACGTTTACGCGCTTCGGCTTCTTCAGTTGTTATAGCACCTCTTTCTTCTAAAGCCTCTATACGGGAAATTTCCTCTTCACCAGCTTTCTCATTCGCTTCCTGTTCAGCCTCAATAGCTTCAATCTGGCGATCATAAATGGATGATATCATTTCACCAATTCCACTAACCATAGAAGCCCACATCTCGGTAGTTCTTTCCATCTTCTCACCGTCTGTAAGTTCTTTCCAAACACCCGATATCTTATCAGACATAATACTGAATCCCTTATCCATCCCATCAAATATACCGGCAAACGGGCTATCGATATCCGATGCAAGATCTTTCAATGCAGAAGAATAACCTTTCAACACTTCAAAATTCCTTCGTGTGATATCCTGTTGCTCTTCCGCTTTTTCCAACTGATCATCCGCATTTATAGAACCTATCTCTGCTTCCATAGCCTTTATGGATTCTCTCAGCATTTCAATTTGTTGCTTGCTTACCACGCCCGATGCTTCCGCTATCTCAATCATTTTTTCAGCAGCATCTATCTGTATCTGTAATTGCTCGTTTGCGGCTTTCCGCTCCAGTTCACGCATGGCTTCATCGTATTCTTTTCGCGATAGCAGTCCTTTTGAATAATTTTCTGTTATAATGTTTTCAAGTTCCTTATATCCAGTACTTGTAGCTGCTATACGGAGAGATGATTGTTCCTCTTCCAGTCTGAGCATCTCATCAGTATACTTTTTCTTTTCCTCGATCCTTTTTTTCTCAGCCTCTGCCAACTTCTTAGCATATTCCTCATTCTCTTTCGCTATCTTCTGCATTCTCTCTTGGCCCAACATTTCCCGAAGTTTGTTCTCTTCCTCAGAATATCCCTTTACAGCTGCTATCTGGTCTTTATATTCTTTCTCTATGGCAGCAAGATTACGTTCATGCTCATCTTTAATGAGAGAAACGGACAAGTCAGCCATTTTATTCCTAAGATTCTCTATGTATTGCGCTAAATCATCCGATGCTTTATCGGCAGAATGAGGATTAAATGTAACATCTCCAATGTTAATAGAACTTGCCATATCTCTACTAGCCTTATCTGCTTGATATAACTGATTTAATAAAGAACCTATTTCTTTATCCAAGTCTTCAACCTGCTTGTTTAACTTCCCATACATGTCTCTAGCTGTATCCATAGCTGCCCCTTGACTGGATTCATATTGTGCTTTCATCTGATCTCTAGCAGATTCAAGTTTCGCACGTTTTTCTTCTTTTTCTGCCAACTGATCTTCCAAGTCTAATTTTTGTTTAGCCTGTTCTACAAGCCGATCTTGCACAGCTCTAGCTTTAGCCGAAGCTAATATGGCATTAGATAACCTTTGATAACTATCAGCCGCTTTACCTGCAAGAATGTTTTCATCACTTATATTTTTAAAGTATGAAGGATATTGCTTTTTCAGTTCCTCAACGGCTTTTTTCCGCTCTCCCATAGGTTTATTCAAATTGACAGCAGCCCTATATAATATATCCAATTTAATAGCTTCATCTTGGGCATTTTTCACACCTTCTTTTTGAGCTTTATTCAAATCCTCCTGAAGCTGTTTTAGATAATCAATTTCTTTTCTCGCATCAAACAGGCTACCCACCCATTTGGTTATCTCACCTCCATAACTCGATAAAAGAGTTATCCCAACAACTAAAGCCGTCTGCCAACTAAGAAGGGAACTCAATACCTGTTTAAATACAGGTGTAGCAGTCTGCCCCGATTTTTTAAGAAGTTCATATTCCACCCTTGCTTTCTTTAACTCATCAATAAATATAGGAAGGTTATCGGATATGGCAAGAAAGAAAGTATTGGCACTAACAGACGAAGCCGGAAGTTCTCTCGCAATCTGTTGTATGGAAACATTAAGGCCATTCCAACCAGAAGCATAATTACCCACATTACGTTGGTAATTGCCCATCTGTGCATCTATATCCTTTAATTGTTGATTCAGCTTGCCGATATTGTTCAAGATATCCATACCTTTTGCTCCCTCGCGTGCAGCTTGTGAAAGGTTATAATATTCCTTTTCCAACTGAAGCATTGAAGCCTTCATCTCGTTATAGCTTCCTGTAGTGGCAATCGCTACCTGTGTATGATTTCTCAATATCGCCAAATATTGTTTATTCTGCTCTGTCAGCGTGCGTAACTGGGATACCGTAGCATCTCTTTTGGACTTGTATTCCTCTTCGCTGATAGCACCTTTCTTATACTCCTTCGATAATTCCCTCAGAGATGTTCTTAAGGCTGAAATTGTTTCTTTGTTATCACTTAATCTACTGTTCAATTCGGAGGCTTGTGTATCAAAAGCCTTTACCGTCTGACGGATTGAATCAAAATCAGCAGCAGTCATGGATATTTTCTTAGATGCCTCTTGGAATGAAACAGAAGCAGTTTCCGCATCCTGTGACACGTTCTTCAAGTCTTCGGAAGCACCTCTCAAATTTACTTTTACTTCCGTTATCTTGTCTGCCAATGTATTCAATGGTTTGGTAAGAAGCTCTATCTTACGGGAAATATCGGTCAATAACTTTAATTGACTAGCCTGTAATTCAGACAACCTATTTTGAGAAGCATATAATTTGGTAATTGTAGCATTATAACTGTCAACTTTAGACTGGTATTCTCTTAGATTACCCGGCTTAAAATTTATACCATCACTTAATTGTTTTGTGAAATTCGCATATTCGGAAGATGTGGTTTGAATATTAATCCTTATCTCATTTAACTTCTTAACGATGTTAGGATCAATCGCATCAGTAATTTTAAATTCTGCTCCTGCCATGGTCTTTTCGTAAGTTTTGGGTAGTGCATGACTTCATGCACCTTCTAAGAGCAAAGATAGTGATTTTATTGATATTATGAAGATAAGGAAATAAAAAAGGAGAAGCCAAAACTTCTCCCCATGAAAAAATAATGAATAATATTACTTATACTCATTTCTTTAAATCCGCTTTTGTCTTAAATCCTTCTGTCAGCTCCTCATCGCTCATTATATCCTTACTCAAAAGCCAATGATAAACATTTTGCCCAGTCATACCCGTTGTGATAGTAACAACATAAGCTTGTTCAAACTCCCACCCTAGAGATCCCATAAAATTCATAGCATCAACCATAGAATTAAAGGTTTTAGACTTACCATTTTCATCCACTATACGATTATCTTTATATGGGTTCTGCCCAAAATCAATCTGTACAGTACATTTCTTGCTTAAAAACTTTTCTGTGCCCAACAATTCACAAAACACTTTATGTGTTTTCTTTACGTTCACGTTCACATCATCTTGGGAGTATCCCCCCAATGATATTGCCAACAAAAAGAGCAACAATGATACTTTTTTCATATCAATATATAATTAGTTATTTTTTACAAAGTACAATATTTCCAAATTCAATTGCAAACATTACGACATATTTGTTTGCAATTTAGAATGTTGTATAAATAAATTATAAACATAGCATTTCAATCTTCATGTTTAAATTTCACCTTCTCACTTCTTTTCCCAGTGCATACAATCAGTTTGAGATGCTTGCCGTATATCCGTTCAAGTCTATTATTTTGTTCTTCCATTTTTTGAAGTATAATTTCAAGTTTATCTATTGTTTTCATAGCCTTTTAAATTATGTTACAAATATTTTTGCGATATAAGATTAATATTGTTCCCCGTTGGAGGCTCAGTCACTTCCGCCTTCGGGGATTTATTTTGACTGATTGTAGCAGGTGAGGAATCGAACCCCATTGTGCCATTATTCACTCCTGCTTTCCTCCCTTATACTATCCACGCTTGGAATCGTATAAAAAAAAGTCTCGTAATAGGTGCAAGCTACTACGGTACAGTCATATATAAACTCCAATAGGAGAATATTTAATCAACATCAAGTAACGACTTGCACTTGTTACAAATGCAAAGGTAATGATGTTTTTATCTTACACAATGGTATGAATATTAAACAATTGACAATATAAATCCAATGTAACTTGCTGATTCAAATGTATTTTTCATAATTCGTTCTTTGAAATGTTGTACAATCGGTTAAATGATGAATTTGCCAGTCAGGAAACCGTTTATGAAGTAGGATTGACCTTTCCCGGCAACTTTGGTTGTTATAGTAGTACGCAACACTCCATCATTGCCGGATCGTGTACCTTTCTTCAATTCAAACAGACCTTGTTCAACATATTGCTGATTAGGTATATTTCTACGTTCACCAACACTTCCTAAATAATGATTATTGCGAAGCCACTCAAACAGCCTGTTCTGCCCAACATGGAATCCATTTTGAGATATTATCTTAGCCAGCTCACCTATAAGACATGAAGAACGACTTCCTATTACAGCATCAGCAAACAGAACTTTTGAGGCTTGTTCTTCCACCTTCTTTTCTGCTTCAATCCGTTTCTGTTTTTCTTCTTTCAGAGTAGTAGCAAGTTGAATCAGAAAGTCGGGAGATGTAAGAGCCTTTTCTATAGTATGTATCGGACGTCATATACGCACCGTACTTACGAATGGAGGGCAATATTTCATGCGTAACCCATCTTCTATACGGTTTTACTTTCTTGCTAGAACTAAAAAGAAGAACGTCATAGAAGGCTGATTCTGTTATAAACGTAGCAAATGAATTCCCATTCACGTATAAATCAGGATTTAGGGCGTGTAAATCAAGCAGTTGCAAATCTTCATCGTTTAATCTTGTTTTTACTGATGAAGGATTACTCAACTCAACTGCATTGCAAACATCAGCTAAGCAGAAAAGCGGTTCTTCACTTGTTCCAGCTACTCGTACTTCGCCAAATACATCATTCTTAAATATCTTAATCGAATTATCCATATAATAATATTAAAGTTCGCTCTTGTTATTCGTTATAGCTTCAACAAACATAGGGTCAGCCGAAGTTTCGGCACACCCCTGTATAAGCTCTCTTATAGCATCTAAGACATGCTTATGTTCTTTTCCAAACTTTTCAGCCACCAATAGGCTGTTAGTTAAAACTTGGTCATTCTGACCTTTAAAAACAAGTTCATTCATAAGCTATAATTTAAAGTTATATCTTTCTTATATTAATCATCCATCAATGTTTAATATTCGTATCACATCTTAACTCTCGGCAATACCAACCACGTGGGTACAGAGTGTCCTTTAGGCGATTTGGCAGTTCTTTTTCACTTGAACATATTAAGCCAAACAGCCAGCGGGCTTTCCCTTTGATTCGCAGCTTTAAACTCTCGTATAATGACCAAACCTTTCAAGGGAGAATGACATCAACTTGCATTCTCTTCGAGGTCTTAGGTGAGTTGACACCCGTACAAGCATCCTCTAAGTGCTTCCTTGTATCGTACTTCCTGCGGTTTCCCGCCCCGTTTTCACAGCCCTCTACAAGGTTTAAATCGGATGGAGGTGCACACACAGCGTCACAACCGATTGTATGGATTTAATCTAACTTATAGGAAAGAAAAAATCCGTTGCTAAAGTAGAGAGGCAACGGATTTCCAAATATAAAGAAGGCTCACGTTTGAGCGATTGTTTAATCATGTGTCTGTTGCCTCTCTACTTGCAACGGTTACAAAGGTAAATGATGCTTTTACATTACACAACACATTATAAATCAACACAAAACGATCTAAAGCAGACCGTAATGTACAGTAATACAGAGTAACGCATGGTAATTAATGATATGGCGTTTTTATACTATAATTTAGATAAAATCTAAATTACAACATAAATGATAGTTTTGTTTTTCAATTAAAAAATAAATATCTTTTTTTGCATAAAATATTTATATATAAACATCATTAATCACGGGAAATATAATATGGCCGAAAAAAGACAAAGTTACACAGAGGAAGAATTGAATGAAATGATTGCATGGTTTAATGATCATGCTAACCAACTCCCCCAAACAATGCAAATTAATAAATCCGCGTTCACTCCCGATTTAGCCCTTACTATCGAAAGCTGCATCATGCAGGCGAAACAAAATTTAGGGAATTACAAAATGGAAGGATCATTCTTGCTTCTAAGGCAAATAAGAGCCAATATTGAAAAAGGAGAAAACGATATTTTGTAGATCCGTCCTTTACATAGATAGTGGTAATCCTTCCGGATGTCCGCTATCATTTCACGGAAATATGAATTCAATAAACTCGCCTGACCAGTTTTCACCTTCACGACAGAATTTATACACATCTCCAACCTTGTATAATATATAAACACATTCATCCATAACAGCAGCCTTCTCTGCGATTGAACGCATATGTTCCATCTCCCTCATTGACTTATTCCCTTGGCACAAGCAGTTTTTCATAATTCGCACCTCCTTATAAATTTCTCAATAGAGGGCATAAGCCTGTACGTAACATAATGCCTCCTTGCTTTGGAGCTTACCTTGAAAATTTTATAACCATATTTCTTCTCAATATCAGAACCAAAAGAAACGCCATAGCTGGCAATCCTTATACCATTTGATATTGGTATTGCCGTGATGGAACTATAAAAATCTCCACGTATGATAAGGTTTGGAGTATTATTTCCTCTTGCAGAAAAACCCAAATATGAAGGCTTTGGTTTCTGTATCTTTGTCTTCCAATTCTTATAGCGTTCGGCATTTTTCCTCCAATGCTCTCCATAAGCTTTTTTAAAGTATGGGTCCTCTGTATATCCGGGAATTAAAGGACTTTCATCGCCATCAACACCACTATATAGCTGTTCTCGTATATATTCCTCAAACTGAGGAACATCCCTTTCCATCTTATCCCTTATCATTGGCTGAATGCCATCAGCCAATTTCTTCCAACATCTCGCGTATTCCTCCAATGTCATAGCAAAAACGGGGGATCAATCTCCCCCGCCTCCTAAATTACTGTTATTGATAATCCTATTATATACGGAAACCAGCCTTGATTTCCGCCTTTCTCTAGAAATGTCCTTCCAGAATACATCTATATTCTGAGCGACAAACTCATCCAATGAAAGCTTAACCACTTCGGATTCTATAAATGTAACTCCATTAATTCTCATTATACCCATTGTTCAATTCCAATGACCCCATTAGTCTGTAGAATAGAAGGAGATTTAAGCACCGGCACACCTCCTGTCGCTGTAAGCACACCGTTGCTGTATTCCAGCGCTGATGCACCAGAAACGACCGTTGAAGCCTTCTCAGACAATATAGATCCATAATATGCAGTAAGATCCGTGCGGTCATAATGTTCCACGAGCTTATATGTATTTTCAGGAGATGTCATTTTGACAAACTCAACGTAATTCAATCCCTTGAGAACATTTTCCAAATTGACACCCGCTTGCTTTACAGACATGTTTTTCATCATCTTCTCGGTATCGGAATACATCGCATTAAACGCAAGATAAGCCTTCTGACCGCTTGAATCATAAGCCTGTCCTGTAGGGTAAACACCAGATAATGCAAAACCTGCAAGTTCATCTGTTCCGTCATCTTCTCCGTAGATTACATTATTCTTGTCAAAAACATACATATCAAACAATGTATCCTTGTTGGCTACAAGATTAGCTTGTAAAGCTAGATTAAACTTACGCAACGTGAATGTATCCGTCCTTGCCGAATAGCCCGTTATTTCCGACCCGGCATAACCATTTTCTGTTGTATTGGGTTCGCCGCCGCTTACCGCGTATTCCGAAAATCCTGTAATAGGATAAATTCTGTCCGGATAATCAGCATGACAGGCTTCCTCCAAAGCATCAGCAGTCAATTCCTTGGGCAGTTTTTTGCCATGAATGACCAATATAACACCTGCGACCTTGTCCGGTTGCAGGGGGCAGTAACTCATTCCAGTATTAAATCCGGACGTGCTGCCGCACTCTCTAATATCTGTTCGCATAACAATTCTGATTTTTAACTGTTAAATCCAAATTCTTTATTTCAATAGCATCTATCTTTTCGCCAACTTCCTTACCGTCAACATCAACAGCGCCACGTCTTCCAAAACTATAATTTTCTGAATATGTATGGCTTACAATACCGGAGTAACCGAAATCAAATTTATCACATTTTTTTAACTCTTCTATGAATCCGTAATACAAAGGTCGAAGAATACCTTCAAAAGATATCTCACGACGTTGTTCATTTGTATACTTTTCCAGTGTATTGGTAGCGATTATTATGTTTACAGATGCCTTACAAAAATAATTCTCACTATCCCTTTCCTCGTCTAAGGGAACATACAGCCCTATCATTGGGAATTTTCCCGATGCTGTCACCCTGCTTTTCCCAAGAAGAAGAAGTGTTTCCCTTATATAAGAACTGTCACCATATATGTAATTTATCTGTTGATCCATTCTTTTTGACAAGGAAGCACATACATCTGATATTATATCAATTATCATAACCCAAAAGAATTAATTGTTTCCATCAATTCGAAATCGGTGGCGATATCCGGATAGTCCGCATTATTGGCTTGAAGCCATCTCACAAGTCTGATATTCATTCTTACCATGTCGTTCCATGCAAACATCATTTTCCTTTCGGGACTTACAAGACGACCATCATCTCCATCAGCCTTCACTCCTGTAATAGTCGCCTGAGTGTGATTATGTCTCAAGTAATGGAAGTATATATAGTTGGCGATGGGGGATTTGGAAATCTCCCTATCGCCATCACTATATTTCATGACAAGATGCGCTATAAGATCATCCCATCTTTTTTCCTTAGTTTTTCCATCGTTGGAAATATAGGATGAGAATTCCTTATACAACTTTTCCCCTAGGAGCTTCTCTAAATATTCCGGCTCATATTGCATTACAAAGCCTTGAAGGCTGTCAACAATTGCCTTATTAGTCTCAGAAGGAGTATGTATATTCAATACTGCACCTTCGATATCAAGAATACCACCTTGGAAAAAAGTATAATCCACCAACATTACACAATATCTTTGAGGTTCTTCTTTTTATTGAACAAATCTTCAGAACCGATTTTCTTAGCGTCCTCCATCAATTCCGAAGGAACAGTGGCAACACGTCCATCTTGGAAGAACTTACCTGCAAGTAACATATTAACACTTACTTTATCACCTTTTTTGTAAACGGCCCCGTCCTTTGCGAACTCAACCTCATAAGTTTTAGTCAAATTTACTTTCATAATGTTTAATAAATTTATCCGCCAATACCGGCAGGGGTTATAGCTTCAATAACGGTCGCAATCCTATCCTTGACAAATGCAGTTTTATATTGCTTTTTAATATACACCATAAGACGTTTTTCACCAAGGATAGTCACCATATTTTTAGTGAAATCATCATTTTCCCATCCAAGTGTAATGGTAAGAACCCATACATCACGGATGTTAAGATAGTTAAAATCGCCAACCCAAATATCACCTTGCTTGATTGCTGTGCTGGTTTCCACTCTCAGACCTTGAATCAGTTCATCGCCAATACGGAAAGGACGAAGATATTGCCCATTAACATCCTTAGTCAACTGCATCTGCGCATAGTCAAGAGGATGCATAAGCACAAGATTTGGACGATAAGCCATATTGGACATTGATACAATTTGTGTATACATACCAACAATAACATCATAAGTGTTGGGCTTATCTACTTTCAGAGCTGTCAAGGAAAATTTAGGAATATCACTTTCAATCCCTTTAATCTGACCACCGGAACCAGTACCGGACAGAATGCCTTCTTCTTCTTTTAGCCCAATACGATTGATAATCTCGGCCCTAATCTCCGCAACTAACTGGGGCAAATCAGATAATGTTTCTTCGGATGTCTTTGTTCCAAGAGCCACCTTACCGGCATTGATAGTAACTTCTGCTAATGTACCGCTCATCATAGGCTTAAGACCGCCTTCTGGAACCCATTCGGCTTCTTCTTCACCCGGATTGAACTCCGCATAAGTCAATGATCGTGTAGATATTGCTGCCACATTCGCAAATTTACGGATTACAGTCTGAGAGCGTGGTTCAACAGACAATTGATTATCAATAGTCATATTATAATGTGGTGCCACATTTGTACTTGTCACAGGAGATACATCTTTTCTGTTGACAACAATCGTAAGGTTTTTCTTAAATCCTATAGACTGCTTACAAGCCGTTTTCAAGTCCACAGTTTTCTCTCCGTGCTTGCCTACTGTGATGAAATCCTTCAATTGCTCTTCAATCTGCTGGTCTACAGACTTGAACACCATTTGCCCGTCTTCATTCTTATGCATTGCACCTTTCATGCGAACGATTATCTCTTTCATCTCACCAAGTTCCTTACGCACTGTATCCAATTCCTTTTCGGAATCTATCTTTTGAGAAACCTCATTTAATTTATCCTCAAAAGTTTTTTTGTCGATAGTATCGTCCATGAAATCGCCTACAGTAGCGTTTATTGCGTCCTGCAACGCCTGTAATGACTTCACGGAAACCTCATCCATTACCGACAAATCAATTTTGCTTAAAAAGTCAAATTTCATGCTTCTTTAAGTTTTAAAGGTTTTGTAAATAGTTTTATTTTTTCATCGGCTCCCTCTTCATCAAGTGGCTTGTCTGCCGGCTTGTATCGAGCGAGTGACATCGCTTTTCTTACTAACATTTGGATTTCCTCCCTCTTTCTTATCGGAAGTCCTTTACATACATCACTTATTTCAACCGGAAGTGACTCCAACGCACTTTCATATTCTTCTGCCGATTTCAGACCAAGATATTCAGTTTCTCCGTTACATCCTATGGACACTACGGATATCTCATATAGAATGACTTCCTTTACAACCAAGCAATCACGTTCCCTGTCATATTCACATTTTTCCCATACATAACTATAACCTATAGAGAACTGGTCCAAAGTTCCACTTTCAAGCTGTTTCAACGCTTGATTTCCTCTTTCCACATCATCAATATACGCTTCAAAGTAAAGCCCTTTCTCATCTTCTTGCAGAAGCGTAATGCGTCCTATAGGCTCATGCATGTCATGCATCCACAAAAAGATAATCTTATCATTAGCAGAACTTCCCGGACCTCTCTCCTGTATGCTTTTTGAAAAACAACCTTTCAGGAGCATATCACCGGATTTATCAATGTTATTGAAAACCGCAGCATAACCACTGATAGTTCTACTGCCAGAATCATATTGTATCTCCTTTGCATAAAAAGCTAAGGATTTATACTGCTTCCCCAACCTGTTCTTGTATTTGCTTGTCTCCATCATTATTTATTTCACTTTTAAATTCTCCCTTAGGGTTATCAGGATCAATATCTGTAAAATTGGACATTTCGGTTCTTGCTTCTTCAAAAGTAATCAGCCGATTGTTATACAATGAAGCTACAGCATTAGAGGCTGTAGACAAGGCATCCGCCAATTCTTTCATATCCTTTTGAAGGCAAGGGACATGAGTGAAGTCCATTTTGATTATTGCCCTGTCCTTACATATAGCATTAGTCAGAACCTCTGTTATAGATTCACTGTCAGGGATAATAAGATCCTGATATGCCGCTTTCTTTGCTTGAGAAGAGTTATCATAAGTACTTCCTTGTATAATCAGATTGGGGTCAAAGCCTATCGTCTGAGCTATCGCTTCCAAACACGCCTTATCCTCCTCATGAAGCTTCAATTGGTCTGTATTTGACCCCAATGTAATCCACCCTAGTTTCTTAGGAGTCACCATGATTTCATACAACTTATGCACTATACCATATTTCCTTTTGAAATCATCCTGCAATTTCTTGGATTCAGACGGAGTAATAGCTGCATTCCCTACGTCAGTCGTATCATTCCCGTATAGTATCCCTTTAGGTCCTCCATTAACAATAAGGTTTCCTCTCCCTATCAGTTGAGCCATATAGTTTCGAGTATGAGTAGATAATGCGTCCACAGGGGAGTGGAAGGTAATTCTCCCTCCATTATTACTTGGAATATCCATTATCGAATCGTATATGACAAAATACTCCTCATCACCAAGTTCTATATTCTCATTTCCCCAACGTATATATACCTTACTAGCAATTGAAGAAAGCTCTGTTTGAGTAAACGGGCCCTTACCGAATGATTCCATGTAGAATAATTCGGGAGGTATTACCATCATGGATTTAGGGAGATCAGACTTTAAAGCTCTTAGTGTATAGACAGGGCAAAATCCGAAACACTTCAAAGATATCTCAATCTGCTTTATAAAAGAACGCCCACTCTGTATCACATTCGGACGATTCAAAAGAGTCACAATGTCTTTAAAACTCCTCTTCTCGTTTCCGTTAATATCTGTCACATAATACCGCCCATTCTGCATCATTCTTCCGCAATGATCTAGAACCATTGCAAACGGCCAACATTCATGTAAGGCTCTTGATTTCCCTTCAACGGTCGACATGTCAAAATCTATATTCCCTCTATTGTCAGAAAACAGATTTTCCACCCATTTAGGAACATAAATAAAATTACCACCATCATCTTTACCATGATAAGTAGCATCACTATACATATCCTTATTCGACTTCTTTAAAGAAGGTATCTTAAACCATTGTTTCATTGTTCAACAATAAAGGCAACCGCCGTTATAATACAGCAATTGCCTCCACAGTGATCACGTTCTAAAAGTGGGTATGGTGTAACTTCACACCATGAAGGCTATTGCCTGCTACAAAGGAACAAATTAATTTATTTATTAACAAACAATTTAAATATTATTTTTGTTTAATCTAAATTAAAATAACAGATTATACAACATATATTTTATTAACCTTTTTTCCATGTGGATACAACCTGTTTGATATCTTTGCTATTGTCTTCTTGGGAAAATGGGATAGAGAGTAGGGCGTGGATTGAACGGCTGCTGTGCTTTTTGCTAGCGGTCGTTCTTTTTTTGTATTTAAATGTTAAATATTACACAATACAAGAAAATATATTGTGATTTGTTTTGCTATTATATCACAATGTAGTATATTTGCATTGTGATAATAAAACAACAGGTAATAATAGAACCGGCGGCAACGGATAAGCGGCGTAAGACTATGAAGACAAAAATTCAATTTACAGATTCATACAGTGGTAGAGCAATTAATATAGTTATCAATCTCACTGACGGTGAAAAGGAATACTACTTAAGAGAAGATGACAAAAATGTCATTTATAACAAAATATCTTCTTATCAGAGAGCAAAAATAGAATCATTCTTTGGGAAGATGAATGCATACTATACCAAAATTGAGATTTTATAAATAAAAAGTTAGGGCAACGAATTTCTTCGCTGCCCTAAATATTAAAATGTGGTTTAAACCACAATGACATTTTTAATGTCGTTTCAATCCACGCACCGAAGTGCGACTAACATCGTTGATGTCCGATGCAAAGATGCAACTTTTTGAAATAACGAGCAACAAATTATAAATGTTATAAAACATATTAATTATGGCAAGAAGACGATCTATTACTCTAGATCAAGAGTCTAGGGTATTATCCTTGTACAAAGCAGGGATGGCTATCAAGGAGATAATGAAGGAAACAGATATAAAGTCTGAGCAAACGATATATAGGATATTGGACAGCAATGGTGTGCCCCGAAGACCGAAGGTTAATGGTGTGAAAAGAATACTTGTTATAATAGAAGAGGACGTGGCAGCTATATTGGATAAGGAGCAATCGGTATCATTATATGTCAATGAGGCTATAAGATTCTATCACGGTAACCGGCATTAATGCCGGTTATTTTTTTATTAAAACTATATTTAAAATCACGTTTTGAATCGTGTTGCTTAGATAAATTAAAGTCATATCATTTCGCAATACCCTAAAAATACCCACGAGAAAAAAAATATTAAAAATATACCAATACTTTTTGTATAACACCCGATGTTTTTTTATCAAAGCTTTGATATATCTTAAAAATATACCAATTATATATTATATCTTTTCGACACGTAATAAGCCAAGGAGGCGACAGAATAAATTGCAGCGCAATCATCTGAACCATTATAATCCAATATCCCATCCATAAACTCATTGTATTGCGGGATCTCATCATAGTCAGAACGAAACATCACATTATTTTTGATAAAATCCAGAAAAGCAGATACCCTAGCATCTGTTCCCATATTTTTATGCATAATTCTGACATCGTATCTATCCCTTAAGCCCCGTGCTATGGGGAAATAATTTTTCTCACTTTCAAACAATACTTCCACAGGAGATATGCCCTCTAAAAATGACAGGAGAACAGTTTCATCAAATGATCCTGTATATGTCACATTATCTATATATATTCCCTCATTTACATAGCACGAAACGATAATGAACTTTCCGGCATATTCGGGAAGAACATATACAAGTCTTGTCCCCTGAATATTTTTAGACATAGCAAAATATCTCATATCTTTATTTTCCTGTTTAATTTTACTTCGTTTCCTTTTCAAGGAAAAACGAGTATATTCTTCCTTGAATACCCATACAGTAATATATCGCAGACAATCCACCAAGTGACCGTATCTCTCATAAGACTGTCCTGTAATCTTATCCTTTACTCTTTTTTTCAGCACCCCTCCATTAACGTCCTTCTTGGCATTGTTATAATCGACTATCGAGTTTTTACATCCATCATCTACCGAAAATGACATTCCCGAGCCTCCATCGAGCATGTAGTTTACAAATTCACCTGACATTGGTACGGACGGGTTAGAAGCCGGTATCCTTTCCTCAACATGGTAATCGCTTTCCAGCCCTTCCACGAACTTATCAAGAAACGATCTCTTCTCTTCGTCTATAGTGTTCCCATTTCTTGTCGAAGCATCTCCGTACAGATACAGCATATCATTATACCTTATTGATTTCAGGTAATCTACCGCCATTTTTGAAGCCTGTGTTACCGTGTTGAACGGATCACTGGCGCATATCTCGTTAAACTGCCTTATACTACTTCCATCCACTTGGAAAAATGATATTGAAATATAAGGGAGCACATTGTTATCAATTGATATATGAACCGGCATCCCTTTAATGTAGTGTGTCGTTTTTATGTGTTTGTTTGAATCAAATGCATACAGGAACTCTCCTCCTGTCTTAATGCTTCCCCATTCTCCTAATGCGTATACCCTGTAGTAATTATAATCATGATCCTTGTACCATTGGTAATTAGATATTGTCTGCCTGTCATAATATCCATACTTCCCGTCCGGAGAACCTACTACCCAGAAGTTGTTCTTATACGAAGAATGCAGCTCTACCGTATCCGATGGATATCTTTCCATTTTTCCCGTATGCTCATTAGCTATCATTCTAGATTTATTATATCTCTTTCCTAGTATCCGGCTATAATCCTTAGGTAATAAACTCCTTTTTATCGGATATTTTACTTTCCCGTACAAATCATTCGGATGCTCATCCCACTCGTATGTATCAAGGATCTTGGTTTTTATCCACGAGTCCTCTGATACCGGATTAAAGTTGCATATAATCTGTAGGCCCTCCTTCCCTCGTAGGCGGAAACGTATCTGTGTGAAATCCTCATATTCAAACTCAGTGGCTTCCTCCATCACTATCCAGCGATATCCTGTGATAGACTTTATCTTCTCGGGATCGTCCAATCCTGTAAAGTCGATTTTGCAACCATTTATACAGGTTATATTATTTTCCTTTGGAGTGAAAAACTGACTCAATTGAAGAGCTTTCATTTGGGTCTTAAACTCTTCATATACCGTATTCTTAAGACTGGCTCCAACTTTTCTCACAACGAGAGCCGAACCTTCTCCGGAGAATACAGACAACAACACGGATTGTGTCGTAGATACAGATTTCCCTGATGAAGAACCACCTCTGTTTATAATATACCGGATATCCTTGTCATGCATCGCCTCACGGATATGCCAAAACAGGGGATTAAACAATTTATACGAGAATACCATCTCTATCATTGCTCGTCCCCAATTATCATGCGCACATTGGTACTGACATCACTTTTTACTGGAGCATCCCATCCAAGCATCTTGCTTATCTGTGTAATGGCGGCTATTTTGCTATATAGCCGTATCTCTACTCCATATTGAGTATTCTTAATCGATTGGATGCAACATCGGACTGGTTTTGGTATATCATCAAGAGAACGGACAATAAACGTATCTTTACCTTTTAATTGAAGATCTATAGGGTCTACATTTACCACATTTGTAAGGAAGCGCAATGCATCTTCCTTCTTCATATCAGACTTTTTTAAGATATCAGCCTGCAATTCATTTACACGGGATGCGACAGATGGATTTCTCAGTAATTCAAATGCACGCTTACTAACGACCCCATCCTTCCATCCAATACTATTAGGGTAAGCTTTCCGATATGCATCTGTAGCATTACCCGTTTCCATATAATAATGGCAGAAATTTTCTCTATTTGCTACGAGTTTTTTTCCCATAAAAGTCTTTTCGTCCGAAGGACGTACCGTGCTCCTTTACACGGAAACATTATAATTCAAAGTTACAAAAAATCTGAATAAAAACAAAACTTGTCATTTAATTCATTTTCTTAAAAGCTCTTTATCATGTAAACCGTGATCACAAGCTGTCTTATAAGCTCGATCCCGTAGTTCGTTCAAATTAATATAATCCCAATGATATTACACAATACCTTGAATCTCTTTCAAGATTCAAGGTATGTATAGATAAGAAAGTAATGTATTTCGATTAAATATATTAGAAGATACGACATTCCGCAAAGTATGTCATGTTGTACGGAAATAGATAACGAACCAGTTGAATTTTTGTGTCCAGTGTTGTATGTTGCCCAAAAGTGGCTTCGTGAAACTAAGAACCTGCATATCTGCATCATTAAAGAAGTTCATGGGTATGGGTACGATATATGTAAGACTGACGATGATAGCTTTGTAGATGGAAGTGGTTTGTATGGTAACGATTGCCTATTATGGGATACCTACGAGGAAGCACTTGAAGCAGGATTACAGGAAGCATTAAAACTTATATGATTATGGAAATAGCAGAATCAATATTTAAATTCATCCTTGCCTCATTAAACGTTTGTGCTCTGGCATTTACTTTAATTTTGGTAAGCAAGTGGCATCACATGAAGAATAAGCTGGATGAAATAGAAAGATATGTTCGTCATGTGTCAGATCGTAACGATATTGTTTTTCTTAACCAGCTCTCGGAGCTGCAAAGAAAGTTGATAAAAGAGGAGCGGTATGAAGAAGCCGATAAGATTGGGAAAATAATCAAGGACGAAGAAATTAAATTAGGAATAAGGCAATGGAGGAAGAACTTATAAAAGAGAAAATGCTTACAGAGTTTCGAGAATGGTTCTGTGACGGCTACTGTCAATTTTACGAAATTGATGATTACTGTAGATGTTGTCCTATCAAAGACGAAAGCTGTTGGCTAAAAGGGATTAAAAAGCCTTCAGGGGAAAAAGGAGAACGTAAACCTATCCGTTACTGTGATACATGCAAGAATTTTAAACCGGACGAAAGGGTATTAGATGATGATGAGATGGAAAAAGTAATTGAAGAATCAGCTAAACAGCACTATAGTGATCTTTGTGCGCTAAACCATCCTCTTCGGTTTAAAGTGAACCATGGTTACAGTGATTTATATGATGGTGGTTTTTATCGTAATGGATGTAAGGATTATAAAAAAATAGACAATGAATAATATTAATTTAACAAAACATCCAGTACGTTTATGGTATCTGACACAAGCATTTTCAGGAGATTTAGCCAATATTTCTTTCTCATCGCTAAAACTAAAAAGTAAATTATCTCTGTATGATACCTTATACCACTTTACTTGGTTTCTTATCTTTTTAAAATACTTTGCTTTCATTATTCCTCCTTTCCTTTAAAGTATTCGATCAATTCGTCTACGGTAGCCTTGTGATAACGCCCTGAAATAATAGTTGCATTATCCCAATTTTTATCCCAAAAGAACATAATGCCTTTTGGCTCTATGAAATAATGATCGTTACCAATAGAATCGTCATAAGAAACGCTAAGAATGGAATCTGTTATAAACCACTGCATGTAGTTATTATCATCCCTTAATGCAGCGATAGCCAAAAAAAGTTCCTCGTTCGTTCCGCAATCAAAACCATTACAGTCGTTGAGCGATTTTATATCATTAACCCAATTATCGCTACATTCGAGATTGTCGTATTCTATTGGGGAAAGCATTTTATATCCAACCTCTTCCAGCTTTTCTCTAAGTGCTTCGGTATTCTTTCTTATAAAGCACGGTGTTGTAAATCCCATAGTTACTTGTTTTCAAATCGTTTAAACATTTAACAATCCAATTCTCTTCAATTTCTTTCTAAAATTCTTTTCATTCAAGGCTTGGTCGTAATAGCAATCAGGTTCTATAACCGTTTCAGTTTTGGTTACAGGAAGCCCATTCAAACCAATAGCGACCTTGTGTATAATAGAAGTTCTCTTAATTTCTCCTGTTTTTCGATTAAAAGAGAACAGGATATGTCCCGGATTCTTCTTAATCTTATTAACTAATTTATATTCTGTTTGCTGCTTTTGCAGATATTCTATCTGTTCCTTAGAAAGATTATCTTTTGTTATAATAGGTACTATATCCATTTTAGTTATTCCTCCTTATCTATCTTAATATCCGTTTTCAATGCACCAGCACAACATATCGTAGGCCGCATCAATGAGTTCTTTACTTTCTGTAATATTTGTCATAGATCTAGAATAAGGTTCCATATACAAGCACGTATAGCTATCTGCAAGTTTTTGCATGGTCAGCACTTCTTTGCCAATAAAACAAGGTAACTTGTCGAGAATATCCTGCAAGGTGTAGATATGGTATAATCCAAGTTCTTGTAAATGTTTCATTTGCTCGAATGACAATACCTGTTTCATTTCTTTTCCTCCTCCGTTTTAATCTCTGTTACTTTACCACGATTAATAAAACGTTCATCAGAGTTATAATATCCAGCAATATAGGCTAACTTCTTCGCTTCGGGAACCAATATCCTTTCATTGTTCCAAAAAGTATATCTTTCATGAGCCATGACCGTTATACAGACCTTGCTTCCAACAGGAAATCCTTGGTTGGATTCAATGTATTCCTTTTCCAACTGAATTTTCTGATTTTTCAATTCCCTTATTTTTGAATCAATATCATTTTTCTTTGTCTGAAATTCTTCTTTGTTCATTTTTATTTATTTTGAATTATTTTTTTATAACTACCGCCATTGTACTAATAGAAGTGCCACTCTCTTTAAACTCGCCTGCGCTGATTTCAAACACTTCTCCATGTACTTCTTTCAGCCAGTTGCGGAAATCAATACATTTCTTTTCCGAAGCGAATTTCCAGTGTTGGCTGGTTATTGCTGCAAGCGTGCCGCCTTCTTCCAATCGATCATACATAAGCCTGACATGCTCTATATCCTGATTAGCGGAAAACGGAGGATTTGCAATAATCTTAGTGTAACTACCTACACTGTCTTTGGTGAAATCTTCATCAAGCAATATTACGTTGTTAAGGGTGTGAAGAAATTCTCTGTTTTCTGGCATCAGTTCATAGCATTCCACTGTTACGGAAGGACAAGCCCTATGAATGGCTTTAATGAGAGCACCGCGGCCGGCACTCGGCTCCAGTACCGTATCATCCTCATATATCCCTCCGGCAAGCATAACCAGCCAGTCGGCAACATCGGCCGGAGTTTCAAAAAACTGGTAATCCTGCTGTAGGTTGCACCGTTTACCCTCTTTCAGCATGGAAAACACACGTTCCGGATTAAACGGGAATGTGAAACCCTGTATCTTCCCACCTTGCCATGAGCCGCCGGCTTCTTCTATCCACTTTTTTGCTTCGGCATAAGACTTTTTGTTAAATTGAACTTGAGGAAGTTTCAGAACACCGTCCTCAAGAGTACAATGTTTCAATATCTCTTCCACACTCCATTTTTTGCCTTCGTCAGCCTGCTTTTTCTTTTCAGCTATCGGAACATCCGGCGCTAACAGTGAAGATATTTTTTCTACAACTATGTTGCTTGCGTCCATGAAGGCACTGACGCAAGATATCGCTTCGATCAAGAAATCGGTGTCAACATGCCCGGTATCGTCATAGATGTCTATCCCTTCGGTCATGGATGACAGTTCATTGAGCTGCGCAACACTACCATGTAACGTTTCGATTAAAATCTTTTTTTTGTTCGTCATAACTTTTCTGTAAATAAATTCTTGTTGTGTCTACACTTCCATGACCGAGAAGATCGGCCAGTTGAATAACATCTTTGTTTTTTTTCAGGAACATTTTAGCGAAAAAATGTCGGAAGGCATGCGCGTGCATTTTTTTTGAATCGATACCACAATGTTTACCCCATGCTTTCAGGTGTTGTGAAAAACCTCTCTGAGTCAACGGTCCGTATCTCCCGACAGCAAGAGTACCGGACTTGCCTGTCTCCTTTATATAGTCCTTCACCTCCTGTTGTAATTGCTTCTGGAAAAAGAAACGCCGATACTTGTTTCCTTTCCCTTTCAAAACAACCTCGCCAATTGCTATATCCTCCCATGTGAATTGCTGAAACTCCGAGAGCCGGGCTCCTGTAGTACCCAATACCTTGATGAAGAAATAGTAATCCTTGTTGAGTTTTGTTTTCAGATACTCCAGTAACCGATTATATTCATTCTCGGTAGGAACATTAGAAATATCCAGCTTACGTTTCATTTTAGGTCTCTTTAATTCTATCGGCTTTTTCATCCATTTAGAGAACTTTTCAATGGCTGTAATACGTAACCGGATGGTAGCGGGAGATAATTTTTCTTCTTCGAGACTTTTTATAAACCTCCTGCAATTATCCATGTTTACCTCATTGGCATACTCGAAATACTTCTTCATTGATGTGTAATATATATCAACTGTATGAGAAGAGTAATCATTGTTGTCGGTCAGCCACACAATGAAATCATTAAGTTGTTTCTTGTTCTTATCCGAAATGACATCAAGTTTTTCCAAAGGTTTCACCGCCTTTTCCCTTTTTCCATATCCGATGTTGAGATAGGATAATAGATCGCATATAGCTGAACACATTAGCGAATGACGCACCATGACATCAGCATTTTCACGTTTATAATTCAAATAGCCACGGCGGTTCACTTCTTTGGCCATTTCTAAAAAATCCGTGACATGCTTGATATATTTCCCGACAGTATCATAAGTCCTTCCTGTCGTGTATAAGTAAGAAATATAATCAGTTAATATCTTTTGCCTGTCATTATTCATAATCTTGTTTAATTAAATTATACCAATCATTGCTATCTTCAAAAAAACATCTGTATCCATTAGCCGTATGTTTGCCTCTCACTTTCCGACATATAGCACTGATCAAAGACGGAGCCACGCCAATCATCTTACCAGCCATTTGTATCGAAGGGAATACTCCACATAATTTCTCATCCTTTATCAAAACAACACTCTTTTTATTCATGCCTGCACCAGTCTTATGCCAAGCCCCACGTCCTTTAGACAGATTTTTTATACTTCTGGCCTTGGAACGTTTTGAATGATAAACCATTTTACGACCCTTGTTGTGAGAAACACAACCTTTTAAAAATCGTCCGGTAATAAAGTCTCTCTCAAATCGCTCAGGCGGTATATATAATTCACTCATATCTTTCTTGTATTAAATCTAATTTAATAGCTTCAACTTTCTTAATACATCTACCATCAGGGGTAGTTACTGTGAATCCTCCATATCCTTTTGATCAAAAAAAGAGGCTGGTTTTCTTTTCAGGAATATCATATTCATTTCTATTCTTGTTTTACGCTAATTGTTTATCGAAAATCTTAATACATTCGAATAAATATTTTGCCACTGTTGGATTTACCGCATTGCCGATACTCCCAACTCTGTGTGACCAATTGGGAAACCCATCATCATTTCTAACAGTGTTATGCGCTGGGATTTCAAGAATCCTTTTTGCGCAAGTATATCCGACACTCGTATCTGATGTCCACTGTTTAAATATCGAGTTAATGCTTCCACATTTGCAAACGTCGCCTTGTAATCCGATTTTGTTGGAGTAGGCAATAAGATAAAGTCTTTCCCTTTTGTGTGGGTATCCAAAAGCGTAGTTTGATATACATTGCCATTCCGCATTATACCCGATTTTGGAAAGGTCGCATAGGACTTGTTCGAGACCGGAAATAGTGAGAGCTGGCGAATTTTCAATGATGACGTATTTAGGTCTAACTTCCCATATAATTCGTACATCTCACTCCACAACCCGGAGCGCTTTCCCTTAATACCTTCACGTTTTCCGGCAACACTGATGTCTTGACACGGAAATCCTCCACTAATGATGTCCACATATCGGAGTCCGGTTGTTTTTGTAATATCTGTGAATCTTTCTGCATGAGGAAATTTGTTTTTTAATATTTCACCTTGAAATTTTTCTATCTCACAATTCCACAAAGTGTCAATTCCTGCCATTTCGGCACCTAATTCAAAACCGCCAATACCACTAAACAAGGAGCCGTGAGTCAATTTACTTTGCTTCATTTCTATATCGTATTTTGAACCATTTTCCTGATGTCAGGTAAATGGTAATTATTATTAATTAAATTCTTATTGTAATATCAGCAAGCTATTAATCAACCTCTATAATCTGATATCTCCCTTTTGGGATGTAAATCTTATGGTTGTAATAATCCTTGATTACTGCATATCCAGACTGGGGCCTAATATTACCTGTTAAATCCTCAACATAAGAATTTTCGTAGGCTTTCACTGTTGCGCTGTCGTAGGCTTTCACTGTTGCGCTGTCGTAGGCTTCCACTGTTGCGCTGTCGTAGGCTTTCACTGTTGCG